ATGTGTGGACGATTTGCACAAGCCCAAACCCGTGAAGAATATCTGGCTTACCTGGCCGACGAAGGCGATCGCGACATCGCATATGACCCGGAACCGATTGGACGTTACAACGTGGCGCCCGGTACCAAAGTCCTGCTGTTGAGCGAGCGCGACGAGCAGTTGCATCTTGATCCTGTCCTGTGGTCATACGCACCAGGGTGGTGGGATAAACCGCCACTGATTAACGCGCGCATAGAGACGGCGGCCACCAGCAGAATGTTTAAACCTCTCTGGCAGCATGGCCGGGCGATCTGCTTTGCTGATGGATGGTTCGAATGGAAGAAGGAAGGAAACAAGAAACAGCCATACTTCATTCACCGCGCTGACGGCCAGCCGATTTTTATGGCGGCGATCGGCAGCACACCATTCGAACGCGGTGACGAAGCGGAAGGCTTTCTGATTGTGACGTCTGCAGCTGATAAAGGCCTGGTCGACATTCACGACCGCCGGCCACTGGTCCTGTCGCCAGAAGCAGCACGGGAATGGATGCGTCAGGATGTAGGAGGTAAAGAAGCGGAAGAGATTATAGCCGATGGCTCTGTCCCGGCTGACAAGTTTATCTGGCACGCCGTGTCGCGTGCCGTGGGGAATGTGAAGAACCAGGGACCGGAGTTAATCGAACCGGTTACTTAACAACGAGCAGATCCGAATATCTGGTCGTATACCGCGGCGATAGCATTTCACGCTTCATCTGCCACTGCTGCTGTATGCCCTGCCCGGCAAAGTACAGTGTGCCTTTACCACCTTTGGCATTGAGGTGATCCAGAATGTTCATTAGTGGTGCACTGTCGCTGCGCGGGGCGTTTTCATCAAACAGGTTAAGTTGAGCAACACCCTGGCTGAAGAAGTCACCGAGCATAATTCCGGCTTTCTGGTACCGGTGGCCTTCCTTCCAGATTGCGTCCAGGCAACGTGTGGCAGCGTTTATAATGTCTCGGCTATCCTGCGTGGGGGTAAGCAACTTAACCGATGCGCTGTTGCCATAATATGGTTCGTTCATGGCGAAAGGTGACGTCTTCACGAATGTGGAAATGTACCGGCAATACTGATGCTCACCTCGCAATTTCTCAGCGCCGCGGGCAGCATAACTGCAGATAGCCTGCCTCATTTGCTCATACTCGGTAATGCGTTCTCCGAAAGACCTGCTGCAGACAATCTCCTGCTTCACCGGCGCGAACTCTTCCAGTTCTAGGCATGGTTCGCCTCGCAGCTCTCGTACCGTTCTCTCAAGCACGACATTGAAGTGTTTGCGGATCACTGCGATATGGGTATCAGCGAGATCAAGCGCAGTCTTGATACCCATCGCTTCGAGTTTTTTACTGATGCGCCGGCCGACTCCCCACACCTCGTCGACTGGAAGCAACGCCATGAGCTTTCGCTGGCGATCGACGTTAGACAGGTCCACTACACCACCGGTCGCTTTCCACGTCTTTGCCGCGTGATTGGCGAGCTTGGCCAGCGTCTTCGTCTGAGCTATACCAACACCAACCGCGAGACCTGTGTTGCGATAAACGGCATCCTTCAATTCGCGCCCAAACTCTTCAAGAACTCGACAGTTTCGCACTCCAGTAAGATCACAAAAGGCCTCGTCGATTGAGTAAATTTCGACACGAGGGCTCATTTCTTCCAGCGTGGTCATCACACGCTGGCTCATGTCGGCATAGAGCTCGTAGTTGGAGCTGAAGCATACAACCCCCTTCTGCCGGAAGTAGTCCTTACACTTGAAGTAAGGATCACCCATTTTAATGCCAAGCTTTTTGGCCTCCGCCGAACGGGCGATTACGCAGCCGTCATTATTCGATAGTACGACAACTGGCTTACCCCACAGGTCAGGCCTGAATACCGTCTCGCAGCTCGCATAAAACGAGTTCACATCAACAAGCGCAAACATCACATCACCGGTTTGTCGTCTACCCATACCGGGCTAATGGTATGTGTGACTATCCCAACAAGGCGAACATCGTCAAGAACCTCGCCTTCAATGGCCTCACCGTCGTCGGTAATTAGAGCGTCGCCAGCCCAATACGCATGTTGCTGGCGGCCGCAAAACCAGATGAGCAATGTATCTCCGCGATTGAATGCTGATGCATTATCAATGACATCATATCCTTCCGGCGTTTCAATAATTCTTGCAGAAGGAGGAGTGAATGGCTCTGCTACCGCAACTAAGGCGGTGCGCATGTCTGCTGTGCGTGGCATGGCAACCTCACATTTAACTGTATACATATACAGTAAAGCAGGTATATGGCATCGATCAAGTAGTGTTTTGATGCTATTTAACTGGTACTATTCCTATTTACTTTGGATTCATAAGATTACGGATATGAATATACGATACAGAGCTGATGTTGACGGCCTTCGAGCATTAGCGGTTTTGTTAGTGTTTGCCTATCACTTGAAATTATCAACTTTCAGTGGCGGTTTTGTTGGCGTTGACGTTTTTTTCGTCATCTCTGGTTTCCTGATTACTGGGATCGTGATTAGGTCTATTGACGATAATAAATTTTCTTTCTTAGAATTTTTTAATCGTCGAATAAAGAGGATTGTACCTAACGTTTTTGTTGTCGCTACGTGCGCCTTGTTAGCCGGATGGTTCATCTTACTACCAAATGATTATGCTGCTTTAATTAATAGCTATTTTTCCACTTCTATTTATGCTGCGAATTTTTATTTTTGGGATGTGACAGGAGCCTACTTCTCCTCTTCCTCTGACGAAATGCCGCTTCTGCACATGTGGTCTCTTGCCGTAGAAGAGCAGTTTTATTTTGTCTGGCCTGTTATTCTCTTTGCATGGGCAAAACTGTCAAAAGGTAAGCACCTTGGGCTGATCGCATTAGTATTGGCAGTAATATCATTTGCATTATCTCAATATATTACCAAGAGCGATTCTGGTTTTGCCTATTATATGCTTCACACTAGGTCTGGAGGTTTACTCCTTGGTGCCTCCCTCGCTCTGATGCATAGAGATTACGACGCCGCAAGAAAGTTCAACTCCTGGGCAGTAGTGGTCGTAGGAGTAGCGCTAGTGATTTGGTCTGCAGTGAGCATAGATTCAAGCTCAACATTCCCAGGAATTAACTCAGCAATACCTTCTCTTGGTGCTTTTCTGATCATTGCTGGCGGTTCGGGTTTTAAGTCTAACTTTGCGTCTAAAATATTAAGCAGCAAACCTGTTGTATGGACTGGTTTAATATCATTCTCTGTGTATCTATGGCACTGGCCTTTTATCGCATATGCTACTTATTTAGGAGTGCTAGATTACTGGTATGTTAAAGCATCAATTTTCATATTGACGCTTTTGTTATCTACACTTAGTTTAAAATTTATTGAAAACCCTATCAGGAAATCTAATATCGGATTTTGTAAGTCCTTCATTTCAATAAACTTGACCTTTATTATCATTTCATTGACGGCAGTGATTCTATCGTCTCACACAAGGGGATTCGAATTCAGATTCAATGATAAAGAATTGTCTCTTGGAAAAATAGACGTAAAATACCCTGGTTTAGATGAAGGATGGTGTCAAGTTACCGCGGAAGGTGTAAAAGGAATAAAATATGATGAGTCAATGGCTCATTGTTATATAGGCGATAAGAACTCTAAAAATGAAGTGCTTTACTTTGGAGATTCAAATGCCGGACATTTTGGGCCATTTATCGATGAGCTAGCACGACGAGCAGGAGTTAAAGTGTGGCAGTTAAGCACTTCTTCTTGCTATCCTGATCGCTACGAGCGCGGTGAAGGGGAGAATCCTGAAGTATGCAAGAAATTTAGGGGTATTGTAGAGAAAGAGGTTTCAGCAAAACGCTTCGACACAATCATAATCGGAAATCGTTGGGCAAGGGAATATGGCACTCTTGGATATAAGACAGCTGATTTCAAGAAATGGCTGGAGTTCTACTCATCGCATGCCAAAAAAGTAATTCTCCTCTCACAGATGCCTGAGTGGGTTGTTGATCCAGCTGCATGCTATCGCCGTGGAACGTGCAATATGAGCACATCATTCACTCTATTAAAGAGTGGACAAGAGTCAATGTTGCGTTTGAGAGAAGCGGCAAGCCATTATAAAAATGTGGTTATCGTTGACCCAGCCTATCTCATTCAAAAGGATGGCAAGTACACTCCGTTTGCTATGGGATATCTGATGTACCACGATTCAGGACACGTTAGCATCAAAGGTATGAAGTGGGTTGCATATAATTACCTGAAAGACCATACCAATCCACTCAAAAATTAACAATTAAAAGCCCCGAAAGGGGCTTCTATATTTTTACAAATCCCAGTAGCCCATCATTGCCCGTTGGAATGAATACCCGCTAAGCCCCATCAGTTTACCTTTCGACTCCTCTATGACCAAACTACTCATCTCGCCAGACAAACTTTCCAAGGCGTCAACAAATTCCTCTGATGGTTTTTCTTTGGTCAACTCACTTACGCAAATTACGCTTGGGCAATCACGACTAATGGAATGAACTATCATTCCACTCTTAAGCGTTAGCTCGCAATAAATAATCATTCCACCAGTTTCCTTTTCGAATAACTGGCTGTTTACTGATGCGTTAGAAATTAGTTTATCAGCCATTTCCTGGGTGATTTCTGGCTTCATGGCTACTCCTTAGTTATGCAATGTAACTGCCCTGAGGGTTGCGCCCGTTGAGGCAATCGTTAATGTCATATTGCTTCCCGACATGGTAGTTGTTATGGCTATGGTCCATACCTGGAAAGTGATTGGATCCGTAGTCAGCATGCGCGTCAATAGATCGAAAGTGCCTATGGCTCCTATACCTGCAGAGGTATTCGCCATGATAGATAGCTTACTGAAATTCCAGTCTGGGGCTTTAACATCAAAAGTAACTGTGGTAGCACCAGAAGTTATTGAAATAACTCTTCTCTGATTCGCCAACCTGTTAAAATCAACAACAGGGAATGACGATGGAGATATATTTTCTTCATTATCATAACGTAATGGAAGGCCTGCAGTTTGTTTATTACTGTAATAAACAAAAGATGGTGATGCATTACCAAAATTATTGTTTCTAATCAATAGTCGATTAAAAGCGTCAACGTTGTAAGTTGCTGCAAATGCAGCGTTAAATGTTGAGTCAACATAATCAATATCATGGAGCCATGCAGACTTCATCATTCCTGCTGTGTTTCCAGCTCTCTCTATGCCTATTGGTGTACCATATATTTGAGATGCTGTAACATCAGAATATAGGGTGTTGTATTGATAGAGTAGCTTAGTTGCGCCCGATACTCGACCGGCCTTAACAAGTACCTTTGTTACGTTATAGGCGGCCACCAAAGCTGGTTTGATGACACCATCTCCATCGAAATTATCAACATTGACATAAAAGGTCTGACCGCCAGCGACGCGAGCAACTATTGGTGCATTAATTCCACCAGATAGCATCTTACCAGCATATCCAATGGATATTTTCCCGTAAGCATTTGATGACTGCGAGCTTCCGGAAATCATGCAATGGTTATTAACAACGTTATAGCTATAACCTATATCAATTTCGCAGTTAACACTCCCTCCAGCATTGTTGGAGTTAGCCCCATCAGCGTCAAAGTTGAAAGACCTGTGATCAGACCCAATGCAACCACCACTGCCAATAATCTTGCATCCATTACCCTTCAAAAAGGCGATTGCATTATTATTGTTTTTACTGGTATGAATGGAGTTGTACTCTGTTGACACTTCCCCATCTAATATAACAAGTACGTTGTAAACCTGAGGGTTGACACGAGTATCATCTGGCCTCCATGGTATGAAATCTCCATTATCTGGGTCAAAGAAGTGCGAAAAACCTATCATCTGCCCAGCCTGTGAAACAGTTGAGTTAGGAATTGATGGATCGTCGTATCTGCCGATTACCCTGCAGCCTTTTGTGATGTGCAAAGTAATATAATCCCTACCAATATTCGTTCCGCCTACAAGGTAAAATGTTCCTTTCGCTACAAATTTGAATCTACTCCAGCGCTCATTTCTCATCATGGATTGCAGCGCGTTTCTGTTGTTCCATGCTCGCGCAGGATCATACGTCTCGTTGACAATTACACCATGGTTTAGATCAGTTGGTTCGCTGATTAATCGAAGAAATATGCCATTAGAAGCTACCTGATCTCCAAAGCCATCAGGAGTAGTACCGGTTGTCGCGGCAATGTATAGCGCGCCGCCGCCGTCTCCTGCAGCGTAGTAACCGGCTGTGGAGTATGTATGTCCCGGGGAAATACCACCAAAAGACTTCATGTCCGCCACTGTCTGGAACCCGCGAGTTACGCCACCATTGAGTGCGAAAACCTCACCGCGTAAAGTCGCATCGCCTACGCTCAGCCACGCACCTGGACCAATGCCACCTGTATTTTCAGGGGTAGAGTTGGCAGGAACGACTTTTGGCAAAGCACCATCCCAACGGTAATACTCACCAGTAGCCTCAAGATGCAGAACCTGGTTTGGCAACGTAAGCGTATTCCCGTCCTCGAAGCTGTCCAGAGTGATGTACCCGAACTGGGAAATAGCCTGCTGCGCCAGCCAGCGCAGGCCCTCGATCGTATAATGCTTATTGCCGAAACGGTCAGTGTAAGTCCATCCCATCGAGGTAACGAACTCGTCAATTTTCCCCGCGTTAAACTTCAAATCGCGCGGTGATTCGCTTGGGACAGGCAAATTGGTAGGTTGCGTAGCCATATTGATTCCATAAAAAAACCCGGCGCGGTGGCCGGGTCTGGTTGGTCGGGAACGGTTCTTATTGGTAGATGGCGTCGCTGTACTCCGCGACGGTCAGAGATACCGTGTTATCTGTGTTCGGTTTAATGCTGTTGACCGTCCATAGCTGACTGTCCAGTTCCTCCACCGTCGCTATGAGATAGCGCGACGGTAGCTGCACAGTTTCACCGTTCCATATGTTGAGCTGAATGTTAGGGATAGCCGCGGTGAATCCGTACTTCGTGTCGCTACGGGCGGTGGCCGGATAACGCAGAGTTGGGTTACCCAGGCTGTCGGTAACCAGCACATACATCGAGCCGGTAAACGTGATCGGCTCGCTGGTATCGAAGTCATTCCCGGAGCGGCCGGTGACGTAACCACCCTGCTGGTTGCTGTCGTAGATGTCTGGCATCTGAATGACGCTACCGACCTGGATAATGCCGTCCTCAAACACTTTGGCGTTCATCTTCACGCGCGAGTAGATCAGGCGTTTGGTTTCGCGTAATGCGCGCTCCCGGGCCTGATACTCGTTACGGAAGCCGACTATCTCCAGCTTGTTGGGGTTTTCAGCTTCCTGCTCGACGATGGCGCCGTTCAGCACGCGGTAGTTGATGTACGTCTTATTGTTCGTGGTCGGGTGGACGTAGGACACCTGTACGCCGTCGTAGCCGCCAGGAAGCGTGGCCTCGTACGTCATTTTGTACTCGTCCGTCTTCATGTTGGCCCGGTTGAATACGGCCGCCGGGTAATCAACCTTCTGATCACGGGTAAACGTCAGCACGCCATCATCCCAGTACGCCACAACAGACGCCGCATTGCAGATGGCCTGCACGCGGTCGCCGAGAGAGTCGTTCTCGTCGTCAAACGTGTAGTCGAAGTAACCAAGGCGCTCATCCGGCAGGCTTTCGGCGATCGAGTACAGCCCGTACAGGTCGATGCTGCTTACCGGTTGCTCACCCATAATCAGCCAGGTGTGCGCCACCGCATCAGAGAACGAACGCGATGGCCGCAGCGTATAATCCACTGCCTGCGTGTCCAGGTCGTAAGTGATGGTATGGCGCGTCACCAGCGCGTTATATTTGCGCTCGCGGCTCCCCAGCGCGTTCTCTGTCGCCCTCACCTTCACCCGTACCAGCGTGTCGGTCGGGTGAACGACATTCGTACGGATGTTGATGCTGTGGATCTCTTCGACCTTTAGCAGGGAAGCGTCGCCGGAGTTATCCGTGCGCTGGAAGCTGACCGCGTATTTCCCGAAGCCGCCGGTGGGTGTGATTTTGTCGGTGCGGTAGAAGACTTCACTCGTCGACTGGTGCGGCGTCGTCTGTCGGTACGTGAAGGTCTGTTGCGTGCCCGGCACCTGGTTGTAGTCGTCGTCGATTTTCCAGATGACCACCTTCCAGTTCGTTTCTTTCTTGCCGCCCAGGCTGGACTGGGTATGAAGCCACAGCTGAGTTGACTCAACTGGGGAAAAGAACGGCCCCACTACCAGCGCCTCGTTATCGTTCAGGATGAACTTCGTAGTGTTGATCGTGGCGTTCGCCGGAATGTCCTGCGGCCCCTCCAACTGGTTCATCGTAAACGTGTACCAGCGCACCGGGTTAACAACTGCGCCGTCGTTTGTTTCAACGGCGGAGATCAGCGTGCCGGAGAATGTCGCATCGGTAGTCACGTTGCCGGAGGCCGTGCTGTATGTCACGTTGATGGTGAAGGTAACCGCGTGCGGCAGCACCAGCCCCATGAAGTAATCGAACTCAGCTTGTTTCACGATTTTCATCGCTATCTGACCGCCAGAATACGTTCCGCTGACCACCGTGTTTGCCGTTGCTGTTTCTATAGGGAAGTCGCTGGCTTCGTTCTGCCCGGGAACCTCCTGCCCGTCGACGTCATCGAACCCGTAACCTTCGACGATCTGCGGGATTACTTCGCCAGGCTGGAAGAACTGGAATTCTGCGCCGGCCAGAGAGCCCAGGCTGGATTCTGAGTAGCGCACTGACTCATAATCGTATTTGCCGATCCCGATGCACATCCACTCTGTAACGTACTTCAGCCCGCCGTCGGTAGAAGTCTGATGCACGTATTCGAATACTGACTCCTGTATCAGGTCCGGGAAAGAGCGGATCTGTCCGTAGATGTCCGGTTTGGCTTTGTAGACGCGCGCCGTGTTTGTCTGACCGGTCAGGCTATTGTTCGGTGAGTCGACGGTATTACCGCCGTTGTTCGCGATTGCGGGCTTCGGCGCCAGGAACGAAAATACCTGTCCCACCACTTTAAAGATCGGGCTGAGGATGTCGCCGACAATACCCTTCGGCTGGTCGAAAATCTGGATGTGGTCCAGCTCGCTCAGTTCAAACGCCAGCTCGTAATCGTCGCCCAGCTTTACGCCGTTGCGGACGATCAGCAGGTCGCGGTGGAAAGTAGCGTCATTGGCTGCCAGCCAGTCATAAAAAAGGGTGCCGTTTGGCACCCTGCAACGCAGCATAGGCGTTCCTGGAAAATTCGATATCTCAACCAGTGCCATATACGAAAAACTCCACTTTGGTGAATGCCCGCTGAATGACCAGCAACGAGTCCATGCGCACGCTTCCGTTCTCTCCACGCGAGTGCAACGCCTGCCGGTTCAGTACCAGGCCAACGTGTGCCGGTTGCGCACCGCGATACCCGACGAATATCCCGCCCTCGACCGGTTTCTCGACCTGGTGCCAGAAAACGACGTCACCCTGATAGCAGGTGAAGAAGTCCTCACCGGCTTCGTAGTCCGGCGTCTGGTGCAGTTCAATGCCGAGCACGCGCCGGTAATACAGCACGCACAAGCCCCAGCAATCCACCTTTTCGAACGAACATGCCCGGTTAGACCACGGCACTCCGATCATCCTGCTGATAAAATCAGAGGTACTGAAGTCCCGTGTATTCGACTGGATCATAAAGGCGACCAATATTGTTGTTCAGAGGGTTGGTGACGGAGAGTGTTACCGATGCGGCATCAGCGTCGATGTCCACCGTCTTGACGTATAACTGCCAGGACTTAATCGGCACAGACACGTCGCCGCTGTCAAATATCTGCCGCGTGGCCGTGATAGCTGTCAGCCGGGCCGCACCTTTCCACTGTTTCATCAGCGCTTTGATTTCAGACGAAAGCCGCCCTAATTTCACCGTCGCGTCGATCACCGGCGTACCGCTCTGCTGGCTCTCTTCGATTTCAAAGCGCGCTGGCGTGTATGACTGGCCGCCAAGCGTCTTCTGGAAGAATTGCTTATCGACAAGGCGCACATAGCCAAAGGATGTATGGTAGAACGTGATGGTGTCGTACAGCCCTCGCGTCGGGCGCTGCTGCTTGTACTCCCTGAAGCTCGGCATTAAGGCACCCTCGGTAGTGATTCCGGATCGCGTCCGTCCGGATAACCCGTAACCACGATATCCAGCCATGAATCCCACGGCGGCGGAAGCTCAACAATGATGTCGTCAAACTCGTCGTCAGCGTTATAGAGGTGGTTCGCGATTACGGTCCCCGTCCAGGTCACCACCCCGCCGTCGATACTGGTTTGCACCGGCATCTGCGTGAAGTGAAGCTCCTGCAATTGCAGGCCACTGCCGCCAAGATTGATATTCATCCGGAACCAGTTCAGGCCCCGGTTGAGATAGTTCGGGCTGCGTAGCCACTGCTGGAAAGCGCGCTCCTCAGCCAGGGTGAAGATCCACGTCAGTGACCAAGTCACTTTCAGGTCGTCGGTTTGATTCTCGAAGATAGCCGGGCCGACCGCTGGCTGATCGGTCTGGAACCCGGTATCGAGCGTCATATTTTTGCTGGCCTTCTGCGCCAGCGGCAGCCAGTCGGGATAGTCGATAATTGGCATCAGCCCTGCCCTCTTGGCGTGCGTTTAACGTTCATGTTGCTGGTAATGGCGTTGCTTGCCGGGCCACCGTTATTCATATCAGCGATGAATGCCTCAAGGGTCCATGAACCATCACCGTTCTGTGTAGCCTGAGCATCTACAGAAGCGGATGAATAGTTGTAGATATTGAGAATCGGAGCGCCGCCCCCTCCACCTGAAGTAATGTCCTTGTTACTGAGCATGGTTCCATTATCGCCCGACACCATGTATTGGCTGCCATTATTGGCGCGGAAGATTTCAGGCTTATCGCCCTCACCTACCTGATACATGCCACCAGCTTGAATGGGGCCGCCGTTCTTACGTTTACCAGACAGCGCCAGGATGCCAGCCATAGCACCGATACCGATCGCCACCGCCCCACCGAATGAGGCAATCGACGACATTATAGCGGCCGGAGTCCATGCTGCAGTTGTGGCTGCCGCCGCCGCGGTAGACGTCGCCGTCGTGGTGGCAATGCCTGCCGCTTGGGCGGTGGTGGATGCTGCAACCGCTGCAGTGGTGGCCGTCTGCCCCATGATGGCCGACTTCACCCACTCAACGCCCATCTGGACGAACGTGTTGACCACGCTGTTTAGCGCCGTCATACCGATACTGCGCATTGCGTCGCTGGCAGACATGCTTCCTGTTATGATTCCTGTCAGCGCATTACTGGCAACCGAACCGAGTGAATCGAAAGCCGCAGCTGCAGCTTGTGTGGCCGCGTTCTGCTGCGCCCACTCCTCCCACATCGCCGCGTTACGCTGATCCCGGTATTGCTGTTCGATAGCAGCGCGCGCAGCCTCAGCCTCTCCAATCTTCTGAGGATAAAGCTGGGCATACTGCTGGATATCAGCAATGTCTTTCTGATACTGGCTATCAAGCCCGGCAGTTTTGCTGGTTTTACCCTGGATGGTGCTGAACTTATTGGCAGCCTCAGTGCGCTCCCTTTCTGCCCTGGCCTGCTCACGCAATGCGTTGGCATTGTCCCAAGCTTTACCTGCCAGTTGCCCGGCCAGCAGAAGTTGTTCCTGCGTGGCGGTATTACCGAGAGACTGCTGTGCATTAAGCACGGCCTGCGCTCGAGATAGCTCACCTACACTGCCTGCTGATAACTCGGCTTTTTGCTTCAGCTCTTCCAGTTTTTGGTTAACGGTTTCCTGCGCTTTCGCATACTGCTCAGCTTCTTTCTGAGCTGCAGACTTTCCGCCTTTCGCTTTGCTGCCGGCAGCTGAGCCGGTCGTTTTAATCTCGATCGGCTTTGTGTTAGCCGCGGTCTGTGATGCTTTGGAAACAGCAGCCAGATCGCCAACCAGCATGGCGGCTTTATTGCTCAGCCCTGCCAGCGCTTTGTTTTGCGCCTCCCAGCCATCAAGCCCAAGCCAGGACCAGGTGCGCGCCCGGCGGTTAAACATTTCAGCCGTACTGTTCAGATCAGAGATCTGAGCATCTGCGGAAATAGCTTTGCCTGCCAATCTATCTAACGCTGCTGTTAACGAGTCGATTACCGTTACCATCCCTGAACTCGCGCCAGTAGCCTGGTTAACTGAGTCGATCATCGACAGGAATGAGTTAGTCAGTGCGTTATTGGCTTGAGCCAGAGTACGAGGAAGTTTTTCGAACTCTGCATTTACTGAGCCGGTTTGTTTCTGGATGGCATTAAGCGCATCTTCTGCCGTCAGTTTCCCGTCCAGCATCAGCTGACGAAGCTCTCCAACACTTACGCCCATCCCAGCGGCAATCTGACGCGCCAGTTCAGGCATTTGTTCAAGGATGGAATTGAATTCCTCAGCCCGGATAGTACCCGAAGATATCGACTGGCCGAACTGACGAAGAGCATTAGCCATTTCCTCGGTTGAGGATCCGCCGATGCGCCCGATTTTCTGAAGTGTCTCGGTGAGCTGAATAATCTGACCGTTCGTCGCTCCGGTATCGCGCAATGCTGTGCTTAGGGTTTCCCACAGCTTCGCGGTGTCCTGCAGTGAGCCGCCCGTTGCCGAGCTTATGCGCATCAAACCCTGCATTGTCTGGGTGGCGGCCGCGGCGCTGCCGGTTAACCTCTCGATCCTGGCCTGCATTTGAGACATGGCGTCAGCCGCTTCAAGGAAGCGCTTACCATAATCAACTACCTGAGATACGGCGATCGCGGAAGCTATTGCAGACAGCCCTGTCTTTAATCCAACAGAAGATTTTGCTGTCTGATTTTGCGCTTGCTTGAGGTCGTATAATTTACCTGCAAGCTCGCCAATTTCTTTTCGTTGAGCCGCAGTAGCAGATGATCCAGCCTGGAGCCTGGCCGATAGCATTGCCGCACTTCTCGCGCCATTCTTCTGCTCTTCATTGAGAACTGCGATCTGCTGCGTAAGGCTCAGAGAAATTGAGCGCAATCTTGCCGCGTCATTGGCCTGTTGCGCCGCCTGCTTGGCTGCTTCAGACGATGCTTTTGCTGACGCATTTTGAGCAGATTTGAGGTCATAGAGCTGGCCGGCAAGCTGAGAAATACGCGCCTTTTGCTCGTCAGTTGCCCCATTCCCCGCTTTCATTTGGGCAGACAGAATAGCGGCGCTGCGAGATCCCTCAATCATCTCAGCATTAAGGACGGACAACTCACTTTCAAGGGATGAGATCGCCGATTCTGATGCTCTGAAAGCAGCGGCACTATCGCTATTTGCCCTGGCTGCATCGATCGCAGCCTGTTTTACGTCAAAAAGTTTTACCGCAAGGTTACCAATCTCCCTGCTCTGCGCCTCTGACGCATCGCCTGACGCTGCAATCTGAGCAGCCAGTGCGGCAGCGCTGCGGGCACCATTTTTATTTGCTTCTTCAAGAACGGCTATTTCGTTACCAAGCCGCTCCATGATTTTGGCTGCATTGCTCGCATCATCTGCGGCCCTTGCGATCGACTTCCCAGATTTATCAGCAGATTTTTCAAGCCCGGAAAAGTTATCTGCGGCTTTACCTGCGCCATCACCCATTCCATCAAGCGACTCAATAGCTTGTCGGCCAGCCTGAAGTAAGGGGGCTATATCAGCACTTACTGTATAGACGATGCTGCCGGCGTCTTTCTCACCTGCCATGTCGTTCTCCGGTTATTGCTTTGCTTTTGCCCTGCGCGCGGCCTGTTTAGCCAGGTAATCGTCGGCGATACTGTCGTACTCTTCGCGAGTAAAACCTTTCTGATCCGGGTATTTCGCTGCCAGTAGCATCTGAAATTTTGTCATTGTCAACCTCACCGCCTCTGCCTCGCTCATCCTGAAATGAGTCTGCGCAGCGACGATATAATCCAGCGCCCTAAACTCGGTTGTCTTCTCGCCCGTTTCGTGTCGTTGTAGCTGCCTTACTTTCGCTTTCCCGACAACTCCGTGCTGCATGAGATGTTGAGCCAGCACGATAATGTCGTTCTTAGGTATCTGCCCAGGACGGTATACAACGCATTTACTCCATGCTTTCCACTCGCCGATCATTGGCGTCAAATCATCTTCACAGCAGGCCTGCAAAACTTGCCATGATGCAAAGAAAAGCTTCTCAGCGGCGCGGTTGAATGATGGAGACAGCCAGGCAGGGAAACGTCCCAGCGTGCCAGCGCACACCTCGATCAACTGGGCGACATCACTGCCATGGATGGTGGCGTAGGCCTGCACAATCTCTTCCGGAGTACCGATCCTCGTCATAGCCTCAAATGAGGGCCGTAGAAGGTAATCTTTCCCGCCCTCGCGGCTGTCGCTGATAGAGATTTCGCCAATATCGGTTAAAGCGGTCATAGGCTTTCCAGTAAACGGTCATTATCAAGGGCAGCACGCCGCCCTTTGGAATGTCCTTTAAGTAACAGTAACCGTATGCACGGCCACAAAGTTGCCGTCTTCGGTGTTGATGATGATCTGCGCGCTGCCGGTGGCGACACGGTTCACCGTAACGGTGGTACCGGATGCCGTAGCAGTGGCTTTGGTTGGATCGGTTGATGCGACAGTGAAGTCTTTGTTGGTTGCGCCGGTTGGTGCGATGTTCACCGTGAAGGTGCTGGTACCGCCCGCCGCGCCAGTGCTGGTAGCCGGGGTTACCGTCACTCCAGTCACTGCCACCGAGTTATTTTCATTTACCTCAATAGTGCTCGCGTCACCTACCTTAAACTCAGTGGTGAACGGGGTGATATCGTTCGTCCCGCCGCTGGAGTTGAGAGCGGTAATGTTCATGTAGCCGATAAATTCTACCGGACCATAATTCAGTCGAACCCAGATACCAGGCTGGCGACGTGCAGCTACTTCAGTGTGGAAATACCTGGTGTAGCGACCGAAACCATACTGATCAAGCTTATCCTTAACCCGTACCTCACCATCAAATGAGATAGTGAAGTCGCTATTGGTGACGATAGTTTCAACGTAACCACCACCATCATCTGCATCACTGGTAGTAGTGTTAGGGTTGAAGTCAAATCCCTTCGTTGTACCAGCAGCCAGCGCCATCCACTCAGATTCGAGTGGTTTGACGTCCGGGCAGCCATCGGCGACCTCCAGCACGACCGCACCGCCGAACAGGCGCTCGTTCGAGTTCTGGCAATTAGCCATGTGAAACTCCTCTTTGACGTATAAAAGAAAACCCGCCGGAGCGGGTTATTTGGTTGGGGATGGCTATTCGCCGTAAGTGCAGGCGAACTGCAGTCGGAAGACTATCCGCCCTTCTTCTGTGAGCACCGGCGCGGGAATTGCGCCCATGTTCTGGATGTAGCCGATGCACTCGTCAGCCATGGGGTTGGCCTGGACGTAATCGACGATGCGCTGCACGGCATTGAGCGCGTCTTTGCGCTTATCTTTTGCGCCGACAACGTCGACAAGGACGTGATACTCAGAGCCGAGGTCAGTACGGATATTTGAGCCGCCGTTTGGCCTGAATACCATGATCGCCTTCGACAGGTCGCCCGGGTCGTCGTACATCAGTTGCTGCACCGTGAAGCCGGTAGTTAGCCCGGCGTCGCCGAACATATTGCGCACCCGCTCGTGCATCATGGGTGTCATAACGAAAGCTCCTTGCGCATCACCGCATCAACGTTATCGCGCTCGTCATTCGCGCCTTTGGTCAGGAATTGCGGCTCGCCATGCGGATCCCAGTAGTTGCCCGTTCCTGTCCCGCCGCCGAACTCTTTCGGTTTCTGCGGACCAAACTCAGATCGGTTGCTGGTTATACCGAAGTGCGCGCGCGGCTGACCTTTCAGTTTGCCTGACGCTTCATGCACGTACGCGGCATAGTTGGCCGAGTAACCGACTCTGCCGGTGATGAGCACGCCGCCAGCATCGATTTGCCGAAACTGGCTGTTAATCAGCGTTGAGCTGTCGATCGGGGTGTAATAGGCCGCCCGGGTACCGATAAGCATCATCGCCGACTGTAGTGCGCGAATTACCTTGCGCCCCTTAACGTCGCTGATGACATCGTTCAGGTGCTTCTTCGCCTGGCTGATGCCCTTCACTTTGATGCCCATGGCTACACTCCCGTCAGGATGGCGTAATCATCCGCCTCTCGCTCGAACGTGTCGGCATAGCGGATAACCTGCCGCACCTCATCGGCACCGGCCACAACCGGGTCAGCTTCGGTCGAAATGCCAATCAGCAGGTAATCACCCGCGGCCGCCAGCGCAAACTCAGTCCAGACGGTGTTCTTCACGACGATTTCAGCACCCAAGCTGGCTAACTTCTTGCTGAGCCCGCCCTCGTAATCACAGAGGATTTGCTCAGGTTCGGCATAGCCCAGCGGATCGCCGTATTCGTCATTGCCTTCCAGCTTGCGCCAGATGGTTGCCGTCGCGGTGTATGACCAGTTAGCAACACTAGACATCGCTACCCCCTCAAAGCTCTGGTAGCGGCACCGTCATGCCTGCCATGCTGTGTGTGCAGTCATTCAGATATTGAATCTGCCCATCTGTCACAAATGAATGGCAAGTAAACGGCTTGTCTTTCGTGGCGTCGTCAAACTCCTCCGGGTCATCGCTGGGCGTGAATCCTGTAACCAAAACGCTTGGAGTCAATGTCGGTTTATCAAAGCTTCCATTCCATCCCCATCGCGGACCGCCGCCAGCGCCAACCCGCACCACATGGCAACTACCGCACCCGGGACACATGAACGATAAACGGTCATCGCCCGTCTTCTTCACTCGCTCTCTCATTCTTTCCACCTCAGCACTTTCGCGCCAGTCGCCCGGATGCGCGGGCAGTTAATGAACCACTCGCCATCCGATTTCACGTAGCCGGTAGTCTCCCGCCCGGTGTCGGTCATCACCCAGACGCGGACGAATGAGCGGGGTAGCCCGTGCTTAACTGATTTGTACGTCATGACTCTGCACCTACAACAGTGAAACCGGAGAGTTGGTTCTCATCGTCATATACGGCTGCTGCGTAACCAGTTCCGGGCTTAGCCATGGCATTCACGAACCCGACCAGCCCCATGGTGATAACTCCATCCCGAGACTGAGAGCAAACGAATGGAATATCGCTACCGAGGAACGCGTCGTTGCATACCACCCGGTGATTGATCAGTTCAGCAGCAGCCACAGGGTCAGTCGCGAATAACTGGTTCAGCAGCTCGGCAATTTGTCTTGCTTCCAACATGTTATTTACTCCCATTACACATGCAGCCGCCCTTCCCGATCCAGATACCAGCGAATGCCGGGGCGGTGGTAGGGTCGGCAGGAATTAGCGAGGTGGCGCAGCCGTACTTATCCAGTCCGCGCAACAGATTCACTGACGCTTTCCAGCGGTCTGTGAACGACTGGTACCGGAACGAGCGCGAAGCGCCACTCGGAGCCGTTTGACTGGAAATGTACTTATCCCCCTGCCCTAGCCCCATAAGCGCCAGCAGATAGAGCTGAATCAGCAGCGCGGTCGATGCCGGATAATGCGCATCGAGACACTCCTGAATGCTGTTGGCCTGGTCGACGAGAGCCTGAAGAACAAAATCGGGAATGGTAATTCCCTGGCTCTCCAGATACTCCTTCGCCTGTTCGAGAGTTACCATTATCGACTCCGTGAAATACCCCGCCGGAGCGGGGCATAAAAAAACCGCCTTCGCGGCGGCTGTTATTCAGCAGGGAAAAGCTTTTCGAGTTCGCCATCCGGCAACAGCTCACTGAGCTTTTCAGCGCCCAGGGTGCCTTTGAACTCAATGCCCAACTCATTAAGGCGGTCCTGAATAATCTCTTTGCGAGATTTCTCGCCGGTACCTGCACCAGGCGTCGACGGGGTAAGTTCTCCACCGGCCTCACCATTCATGAGACGGACGTTAGACTTCAGCGCCTGGTGAAGCTCTTTCAACTCCACCACGTCGCCAACCTTCACGCCGAACCATGGGCGCACAACTTCGTATTTAGCCATGCTGTTTCCTTACGCCAGGTTAGCGCCGTAGACAACGCCAGACAGGCCGTGATCGTCTGCGGTGATTTGCAGACCTTCAGCAGACATAATCTGGAAGTTGTAGTTAACGTTAGGCAGTGGACGCGGCAGCGGAACAACGCCTACAGCCATACCCACCAGTGGAGAGATCACGTCACGGCGACGAACGTACGCGATAAACTCGTTACCAGTCAGCGCGAAGCTCATGCGGATTTCTTTCACCGGCGCGAACGGCAGAACCGCCTGCAATACAGTGCCGCTTACAACGCCATTGACCACGTACGGCTGCGCCATGTTTGCCCAGATTTCCGGGGAAACCCACATCACATCGTATGCGGCGACTTTGTTCGTGCGGGCGGTAGTACCGAATGCGCCTTTACCGAAGAACGCGAAGAGCGCGGTCATGTCAGCGGTGGTCAGGTCGATATTCGCGCCACCAGCACCGGACCCGAGGTTGATCTTCTTGGTGTTGCGGTGGTTCTTAATGCCCTGCGCCGGGTAGGACTGCACCTGAATTTTTGAATCGCCGTTCAGGTAGTAGTTAACGCGCTTCTGGTTAAACTTGCGCATCTTCGCCATCTGCGAGTCCAGCACCAGGTCAATGCCCACAGAGTTCATACCAGCAGCATGACGCCAGTTCACCCCGTAACCGGCAGTGAATACCGGAATCGGATCCCCGTCGCTGGCATATTCAGTGTGGTCGAAGGAGAATGGCGCCTGGCCATCGATGCTTACTGACACGTCGTCAGCGATGTCGCCAACCACGTTATACAGCTTGGCGGTTTTACCCACCGGCAGAACGGTCTGAACACCAATCAGGTCGTTCACGATTTCCATACCGACTTCCTGATCGCGCAGTTGCAGCACCTGGTTGTCAATCTCAGCCCAGAAATCACGGGAGAAACCGCCAACGGCGTTACAGGCCAGCATATCAGGCGTCATAATTGCGCGGTTAGCTGCAATGATGGTGTCGTTCTGCAGGTTCCACATGTTGCGGTTTGCCCACAGCTCGCTCCAGTGCCCGCCGAGGCGGGAGTTAGTCGCCAGCGTCTCTTTAGAGAAGTACATATGTGTTTGTCCTTTTGTTACGCGCCAGCTGCGGCGACAGTGCCAACGCGCATGCGCACGCGAATGAAGTCGGTGGTGCTGGCCGCGATGGTGTATTCATCCTGGCTGTAGCCGATCACTGAATCAGTATCGGAAGTGGCAAGAGTGAACTGACCAGCCGTCCCCAGCTTGATCGGGCTGTCTTTCTTGTAAGCACCAGGCAAGCAACGTAACGCCAACTCACGCCCTTCTTCGACGTAGTTGCCGACTGCTGAATCACCTGCAGGGATTGCTTCGGTGATAGTCAGGCCCTGGTGGTAACCGACATCGATGATGTACAGGCGGCCGGTCAGCGCAGTGGCCTGGGCGAATTTATCGGATGAGTTGATAGTTGCCGCAGTACCAGGAAGAAGTGCGGCGGCCGTGGTGCGAGTTTCGGTCTTGTACAGAGACTGACCGTCAATATTAACGCGACGATAACGTGGCATTATTCCGGCTCCTTACTTGAAGTGTTCATCTGCGGCAGGTGCGCCGGTTTCTTTGTGCTGCTGTGCATTGTTATTGCCCAGCGGAGCAGCTTCGCCCAAGGACTTAAACATAGCGTCCAGAGGCTCGCCAGACAGCGCGTTTGCCACGATATCGCCATGGACCTTCGCAACTGCTTCACGCTTTGCCTTCTCTTCAGCGCGGGAGTTGGCGGTCAGGGTTTCAGCGAGTTGTTTCTGATTGGCCTGCAGCGCATCAACCTTTTCCGCGAGAGGCTTAATAGCCGCTTCCGTGTTGGTCGCAACAGCCTGGCCGATCATGCTGCCGATTTGGTCCAGTTCTTCTTTGGTTAAAGGCATGTCGCCCTCCGTTTTGTGGTTTGGTGCAGGCTGTTCCTGCGGTGTGAATAGAGATTTGAATTTGTTGGCGACAACGGCCACCCACGACTCCTGGCGCGCTACTACGGTGCCGGTATCGTCGATCGTTATCTTTCCGCCATCAGCGGAATAACCATAAACCTGCGCATCGCCGCCATTTCGTACGACCACTACCTGCGAATCAGTGAAGTCAGCAACCCAGGCGTATTCATCAGTTCCCGGCGCAAACTTCGCCTTGGCTGCGCGATCGAGACGCTGCTCGCGCTCCCGGTAGGATTCGCCAACCAGCGCACCGGAGTTCGCCTTAAGCGGCTGCGCAAGATCGGCATTGACCATCAGGCCAACGCCCTGCTCAGGGGTGGCGGCCCCGACCTCATGCAGAAGAATGCAGTCGTGATCCATGCTGTGAATTTTTGCCACCCACTCCGCACCTGTTTCGCGCTGTTGTTGGTTAGGCTCAAGTTGATCGAGGAATGCTGCCACGCTGGTATGAATTGGCGGTACGTCATCGCCGCGTTCAATAGCCGCCACGCGCTCAAGAAGTTCTTTACCGCCTTCTGACTCATTGGCGCGGGCCACATCAACCCACTTTTCGAGATAGATGCGATTGCCTGACTTCTTAACGTTGCGGTTCCATGCACCGATGTGCCCGACATTAATCCCCTCCGGGGAGAATGCAGACACAAACTGACCGTTAACCTGAGGATGCCCAAGCGGCGCCAGGGTGCCTTCTAGCCCCTGATAGTGCGCGTCTATTTCTTCCGCCGTGTACAGGCCGCCATTCATGACGACGTTCGCCGGCAGCGTATAGCTTGGAAGCACAAGGTGCTCACGCCCGTTGTATGTTTCGCGCCGGATAGACTGGCTGTTCACCTTCGTGGTGATGTTTACCTGCATTGGCATGGTTTAACCTCAAGCTGCCTTTTTGCAGCAGTGACAAGCTGAATGATTGACCTTCATCTTCTTCCAGTGGCTGTCGAATTCCTTCTTAGCCATTTCGATTACGTTCGGGTAAAGCGGATTGCCGTCAGCGTCCACAAGCACCTCAACCTGACCGCACTTACAGTTAATTGCATTAGCATCAACTGCATACCAATCCCTTACTGCCTGAACTGTGTATGTGTGCGCGTGTCTCAGTGCGTGCTTTATTCGCGTTGTTGGGCTTAATGCTGAAAGGTGAAGAAGCCTGATGTTTAAGCCGAGATCAGCCATCGATGATTCGGCCTCATCCCATCGTGCCCGGCGCAGCGCGGTAGTCACTTCAGTACGCGCTATACGGTTCGCACGGCGTTTCTCGATGCCGGTCTGGTCTGTCAGGTTCCGTGCAATATCCAGCGGGTTGAGCCCACGTCCCACGCCATCAGTCAGCACTCGTGCCATGTCGCGCTTAACTTCAGCAGTCAGCCCCTTCATTTCCTCAAATACACGGGCATGCACCAGCGCCATACGTTGCTGGTATGGGTCGCTTGCGAGGATGGACGCCAGCGACTCACGTCCGGCGGCATACACCGGCGACTGCTGGCTGAGGTTGTAGAACGACTGCCCGGTCCCTTTTTCCGAAGCCAGATCGATGTACTCGTAAAACCACAGGTCGTAATCGCCACCCTCAAGCAGGACCTGATCTACCAGGTAACTGGCATCGTTCAGGATGATGGAGAGTAACGTTGGGTTTAGCTGGTATTCGTATCTGGCGTTTACTGCGAGGGAGGAAGGTATTTTGTCGAGTGCTGATTTGTACGCCTTGCCAATCTTATTCATGCGCCTGACGAAGTCTTTCATTGCCCGGCGTTCCAGCGCATCGGCCCCAGTCGGATCCTGATAGTTACGCGGCAGAATCGGTGGCTTCGCCTTCTTCGTCGCCATCCTCTTCTCCTAACGGCTCTTCGTCGTCATTGTCATAGCCCGCAGCGGTGCGAATCTCTTCGCGGCTAAACGCCGGTTCGTCGCCGCTACCCTGCATGGTCTGGTTAATCTCGCCCATAGTCTTAGCGTTGGTGAGCTTCTCAGTACCGGTCTGTTCGTTCAGGTCATCCCAGATAACAGCCTTCTGGCTGACCGAGTCGACGATCTGCAGGTCGATAAGCTTGTCGCAGAAGTCCTCTATTTCGAAAGAGAGGTCTACGCGGCGCGACTGACAGCGAGCATTAAAGTATTTCTGGTCTTCGGTGCTGGAGCGCTCAGCCTGCTGGTTACCAACCAGGATGCGCGTAGGAATATCAACTCCTGCGGCTGCTGTTTGGAGGTTGACGGTATAGGTTGCTGACGGATCGGCAACAGCAGTGACCAGCGGTGTAACTGTTGCCCCTTGGGTTGTCATCAGAACATCGTTACCACGGTTCATTTCCCCGGCAACGTCGTTAAACTTATCCTGCAGCTCGTCAATGCTCACGCTATAAAGTGACGCAAGATTGTTGAAGTCGATTTCCTTCTCGAAGTTGACATTGAGCTGGCGAGCGGCGTTCTTCAGGAATGACTCGCCAGACCCTCCCTCTACTTTTTCCAGGCTCACAAAGGCGTTATAAGCTGGCTCAAGGAAACCAATAGCATCGTCTGAGTAATCGCCAAGGATGAAAACGCGATCAGGGTGGATATTGACGCGGCGGCTTGAGCCATTCGGCAACCGCTCGGCGTACTGCCACATTTTCGGCTGTCCGTACGTCTTCGAGTTCAGGCCAGTGTCCCACTCGCTCACAGTGAGCGATCCGGCCCATGCCACGGATATTTTCTGAAGTCCCCGGCCTTTGGTTACCGGTAGGTTCCAGTCTTTTTCGTCGCGGATGTGCAGAAGGATGCCTGCATAACGACCTACAAGACGGCGGCGATCAGCCTCAGAGAATGAGCGCCAGAATCGGTTGCTGAACACCTGCTTGGACTTTTTCTCCCAGGTTGTTTCGTCTTCGCTCTCGTCGGCGTCATCGCCCTCGATGATTTCCGGGTTCGTCTGCCAGCACTTGCCAACCAACTTCTCTACTGCGCCGTGAGCTATGCCACCGCGGCGGTACAGGGAGTAAAGGTTTTCGTATGTTACCTGCTCAGGGAAGCCATATTCGCACCATGCGGAATGGCGCTTATTGTCCAGCCCCATTGTTGGTGCCATCAGCCCCATACGGGCGCGCGCCATCCGCGCATCGTTCAACGCATGGTTGACGGCAAGAGTTAATTTGTCAGTCATGGATTTTCCGGTGGTCGAATGAAGGCGATAAAAAACCCGGCTTAGCCGGGCTTGGTTTTAGACTCGATTAAATCCAGTTATCTGTACATGCTCTGTTTGAAGGTACTTTCGCAGTGTCTCTTCTGCTGCGATAAATACTTGCTCGGAAGTCATTTCAGAAGGGTAAGCCTTAACTGATGACCCGTATTTCTCGACGTTAAAGCCGCCCGCCTCGCTTGATGTATATACGCACCAAGATATAAACCACTGATTCATGCTGATATCCAAATTGATAAAAGGATTCGATCTTGGCATTGAAAGTACAACTCTATCAATATCATTCGATATTTATTTTCCTTGAAGTCGCTTAGGAATCATCATCCCAGCCATCTGGCCTTTGCGCTTAATGTGTCCGTCTAGGCTGTAGCGAATACCGTCCCAGCAGTGTTCGTAACCGTCGGCCAATTTCGGCAACACCTCGCCAGTGATGCGGTCCGTTTTGTACGACCACATACGAGCCTCACGCGCTACGTTCTTGCAACGAGGATGGATAATGATTTCGTCGAATCCGCGAAGATGGGCAATCCCGTCCTCAACGCTCCCTTGCCACTTCTCAGCTGCTGAGATGTTGAATCCCTGACGCTTGAGATAGCTTATAGTCTCGGGTCGCGCAGAGTCGGCCTTGATGGGCCAGTCCCGCGCGCCTGGAATCGTGTCGTATAGCTCAGGCATGTGGTCGAGCTCTGTCTGCTGCCCGTATGCCTCGTACTCGATATACAGCCGGTTGTGCAGGATGAACGAGCGCACCAGAGTGTTTGGGTCTTTGGCGAAACCAAAGTCAGCACCGAAGAACAGACGCTCCGCTTCTTTCCAGAGGTTATCCGAGAACTCAGCAATCCGGTATTTACCGGCCAGCACCTGCTTATCGGAGTTTTCGAGATATGCCCCTTCCCACACCCAGGCATAAGTTGCCGGGTCGAGGCGGCGCTGATCGTTTTGTCGCTCACCTTCCAGCACGTCAGGGAACCAGGGGTTATCCGTGTAGTTCATCTCAACGGTAATGCAGTCGTCGCCGGCCTCTTTGCGGAAACGCTTATCCGTGGCGCTACCATCGCGCTCCGGGTTCCACGTTACCCAAATCTCTGAGCCCTCTTCACGAACTGTCGGGCTCAACTTCTGCCAGGCTATTTCGCTGACTGATTCAGCCTCGTCCACCCAGCAGAGCAGGATGCGCGCTTTCGACTTGATGCTGTCGAGGTTATGCCGGAGACCGCAGAACACGTAGTTAACGCTCTTGTCGATGGTGCGGATGTACTTCTCGCCGATATCAAAATTGGAAGCCAGCCATGGAACAGACAGGATTGCCTGTTTCACCTCCTGCATACTCGACTCTTCCAGCGAGTTCATGAACTCACGCGCGCAGAGCACCACGCCGCTTTCACCGTTCATCATCGACTGATACGCCTTTACGGCTGTCATCAGCGCAAAAGTGCGCGTCTTGGCGCTACCACGTCCCCCATGCGAGCACCGGTAACGCTTATTCACGGCGGTGAACAGTGGCGCAAGCTTTGCGGGGATCGGCAGTTGAACGGCGTTACTCATGCTTTGGCTCAATAGGCAGAAGCTGGATGACAGTCGGCTTCGGAGTCATGGTTCCGTCAGATGATTTGTGGTCGATTTCCTGGCTGACTTTGTCGCCGTACTTTTTCGGGTTCATGCGGGCCAGGGCCCATTTTCGCGTGTCGATGCGAAGACGTGCTTTAGCTACTGCGGCAGCCTCTTCATTCACACCGTCAGCGATATCGAACATATCTTCGAAAATCGCATCAGCGCGTGTCTCAGTGGCTTTCGCGTATTGGTCGCGAAACTCTGCATGTTGTGCCAGCCAGCGGAACACCGTCGCCTTGTTAGGCATCCCGGGTCGATCACAAACTTTGCGCAAGCTTTCCCCATCGGCAAGCAGTGAGCAAATGTCAGCAGCCACCTCTGGTAAATAATCAGAAGGGCGGCCAGTTTTTTGTTTGGTCGCCATATATTTCCTTAAAGGTTATGTGCCACTTCCCGATAATATGGTTTTAACAGGAGGAATAATGACACTCGAAGACTTCGCAAAAATGCTTATCAGTACTGGGAATTATGAATTGAAAATTGATGTCCTCTCTCTCAAAACAGGGAACCCAGAACAAGACAAAGAATTGCCTTTAACGGTGGTTTTCAAAGATAAGAACGGCCTTACTATTCATAGTGTAATGGTAGATCAGTAACAAATCCCATCAGGGGGCGGCAACTAAGCGTCCTCTGATGCTTTTTCCTCTAACACTGGTACAAAGTGGAACTGCTCCACGCTATCCGGTCGGAAGTAACGCCACTCACCTGTATCAGTCGCCAGTGCCACGAACCCGTTAACGATTTCTGGCTGGCTACGCTTCATCAGGCCGGTGAAGGTTTCCTTCGATGTGGTTGTGATAGTGATTTGATAGATGTCGGACATTGAGTACCTCTTTATCCCCGATCGCGGATATTTTTGTTTTATCCCTTTGCGGGGATATTCATTATCGAAGCCCCTCAGTGAAGAGCTTCTGTAATGCCGCGATCAGCCAATAAGTAATTCCGGCTGCGTTACCTGCATGATGTGCTCATGCTCGAGCTCCAGAACGCGCTTCTCTTTCTTCCGCTCGTTCATCAACCGGCTGCCGATCGTGCCTTTCAGCTTTGAGCGAGTTTCTTTGATGGCGTAGAGATGTTGCATTTCTTCACCCATGGCAAGGCGACGGCTAAGTTGCTCAGACATCCAGTTGAACGCTGAAATGTAGCTTTCTTTGATAGCTGCTGCAGCTTTCCCGGTGAACCCCATCACAACCATGATCCAGCCATCTTTCGTCAGGTTGTACATCGGGCGTACCTTACCCTGCTCATCGATATAATCAGCCGACGCAAAATTGCGTTGGCTAAACTCATTCGAGCAATCGGCTTTAACCTGCTCGATTTTCCTGAGCACATCGCCGTGACGCTTGCCGAAATACGTGGCAACTTTTCTGGATGTGGTAACGACCTCTCCGTTTTTTGCTTGCACCATTTCGCGGAAGTCGAAGGCCGGAATAACTGACGGATTATTCATAGCGTTTTCCTTACATGTGAGATGAACCTTTGCCGAATTGAAACGCCAGCCCACCGAAAGCTCGCCAGCACTAAACTGACGTCTCCAAAGGCTCATTTCACAGGTTAGGGTTCGGTGTGTTTTATTTGCATCGAACATGCGATAACCAATCAGGATCTGGCAGTTATCGCAGGCACATGCTCTACCGATTCGGTCGGCAGTTCTTAGTGCGGGTTGTCACCGCAAAATAAAAAGCCTCACGGATGCGAGTCTTGAGTAAAACATTAAATTTCAATTAGATATAGCCAGCCTATTAATAGCTATGAGTACGTTTGAATAGGCATAAATAGACTTGACCACTCGGAAATATTTCTACTTTAGGCACTGATCTTTGATGTAGTCCTGCATGCCGCGAATCATCTTGTCAGCGGTTGCGATTCCGTCCCGGTGATCGAAATAATTCCGTCGAGCGTCTGGAGTAAGTTCGGGGGCTCCTGCATCATCCACGCCGGTGGCGGAGGTGGCTTTTGACACTCCATGGCAGGTTGCGGCGATGCGCAGCCGCTTACGGCCAGCAATGACATCGCTATGCAGACGCTCAATGGTTTCTTTCGCATCAGCCAGTTCTCCGGTGTATTTGGCATCCAGCGCAGCGACATCACGCTGGCGCACCTGCATATCTTTGATGGTGGCGGTCGCCAGGCTGAGCTGTTCATGGACTTTGTCGCGCTGGTCTTTGTAGGTGATGGCGTTGTCGCGGTAGTGGTTCACGAAGAACGCCAGCACGCCGATGAAAGCCACCACCAGCAACTGCAGCCAGTAACGTTTTACCAGCGCGCCAATCACGACAAGAACAGAGCGCGCTCCGCCTCACGCCGACGGGTCAGCCCATTCAGGACTTTTCCACCAGCTTTATTCCAGCGCAGGAACTCATCAGCAGCGCCAGCGTAATCACCAGCGTTGAGTTTTCGCAGGAGGGTCGATGTCGACAAAGACCGGGCGCCGAGGTTATAGGTGAACGACACCAGGGCATCGAATTGCCCCTGAGTTAGCCCGACTTTAACTAGGCGGGCCACGTCACTTTCGTAGCTGACCATTCCGGTCTTTAGTAGGCGCTCTGCCGTTTCCTGCTTAATTGTCATCCCGGCACGGATTGGTTTCCCGTCGACAGGCTGGGTCCAGCCATAGCCGATCGTCCAGACGCCGACGCTGTCCTGGTAAGCTGTGAGCTTGCAGCCTTCGAACTGCTTGATCAGGGCAATGCCTTTGTCACTGGTTTGCATTCTTCATCCCCGTCAGGCGTTCCCAGAAGTAAGTCAGTGCAACGGAGCCCATCGCCCCGCTGATACCAGACGTAACCAGGATCATGTAAAGGCTCAGCCCACTTTCAACGCTGATTAGGCCGCCAATAAGGCCGGTAAATCCGGACACTGCGATTTGCGCCAGTGCGTTGATCCAGCTCCAGGTGGCTTTGTTCTGCTTAACGTCAATAAGGTATCGGACCAGGCCGCCCCAGCATGACAGAGCAAGGACAATCAGCCATGACACTCCGGCAATGCTTTCTTTATCTTGCATACGCTTAGCCATATCACCTCCGAAAAAACGGGGTGCTGTTTGTGTAGTGGGGAAAGGCCGTCAGACACGATAGCTACGGGGCATCTGGAATTGATTGTCTGCGGCCTGAATAAAAAACCCGGCGACAGGCCGGGAATATGAGGGTGTGGCAATGTCGGCTCTTCGGCCTAAGGGTCCCAGGTAGTGGGTTCTGTGTGCGGCGTACCGCAAATAAAAAAGCCCCGCACGATGGCGAGGCTCTTAATTCTTTGTCAACCTACGAAGCTATGGCGACGATATCAGATTTACATGAAATGTATGCTATTTAATTGACTTTTGCAACACCCTGCTGCGAAAAAGTCGCCTTTTGTTGTGATCGTGTTCTCGCAGTGCAGAGAAGAGAATCGCCATCAAGCCGCTTAAAGATGGTGCACATGGCACGCCAGTAATCGGCGTAGTTATGGCACCAGTTATCAGGCTTAACGCCGGTCAGAGCCGCCAGGTCCTGGTGCTGATACTCATCCTTGCCCGCCAGTTCCGCTTTGACGTCTTGCGCAGCCAGCCAGATAAGTTTCTTCAGGCGCTCCATTGTCTTGCCTGCCACCTTTTTCGCGCCGAGCTGCTCCCTGAACTCCGCCCACGCCCACTGGGTGATCGCCACCTGGTGTTCAAAGCTGGTATTCTCGCTGTAGTTCCAGAGCAGCCACGCTTTCTGATGGCTTTCAAGCGACAGGACAGCACGGCGCCAGGATGCGGTCACGAACTCAACCGGACCAACCAGCGCGATGGATGAGCCCTTAGCGCGGGACTGGCTGCCGCTCATCGGTGGGCCGTCCGGGTTAACTTTGCGGCCGGTGACCGGATCGGTGATTTTCTTCCGTCCCCGGCTGCGCGCCGTCGCGGTGAATTGCGCATTCTCAGCGAAAGCTACCAGTTGCCCTTTCGTCGCCCCGCTCAAATCTGCGGTCGCCACAATGAGCTGCTGACGTACGTATTCCAGTTGCTGACTGTTCATGCGGCTTCCTTCTGTGGCTGGTTGGTTTTGGTCTGGCTATGCTTTGCTACTGGCGGCATGCTGGCGCGCTTAACGCTTTCTGCCTGGTACCGGAGGCAGTCGTTGAGGTTCATGCCGCCTCCAGTTCGGTGATGGTCAGTTCAAGCCTGCCGCCTTTGACGATCGGCATTCTCTTCACGCTGTAGTAGTCGACCTGCTGGTCATCGAGCCAGAACCCGGATTTCGTCAGGGCATCGAATGCGGCCTTTTGCAGATTGTCCAGGTCCCGGCGGCGGCGATCAGGCATGTGGCACTCGATGCGGATTTTCACGGGCGTGGTCAGGCCGATATCCAGCATTGAGTCCTTGATGATTCTGGCGACGCTGTCGCGGTACGCTTGCCCTTCTGCGCTGATGTGCGTGCGCCCACGGTTATGCCGGTAGTAGCGGTTGTTGCTCGGCGGCCACGGGAGACTGATGCGATATTGATTCATGCTTTTACGAGCCCCTCTTTCAGCCAGATAACCTGCGTGCGAGCCATTCCTTCCAGCGCGCACTCCTTTGCATATTCCGCATCGACCAGGCGGGTGCGGCGATCAATCTCGTCGTGGCAACTGCTGCATGCGATGGTGGCGATCAGGTCTGGCGGCTTGATCCCTGTTCCGCACAGCCCCGCTAGGCGGATATGAGCCAGTACAGAAGTCTCAGGATTGCCGTTGCATACGCCCGGGATGCGAACCTGACATTCGCGGCCGCGTGCCGCTTTGCATAAATCAGCCATGTGCCCTCCGTGCCGCGAGACGCAGCCATTTCTGATCCACCAGTCGGGCGGTGTAGTCTTTCATTGTCGGGATGTCGGACGGCTTAACCGCAGTCTTACGCTGGCGGCGCACCGGAACGCGGAAGATTTCGTTTGTGATGACGCGGGAAAGTGGAGTAGACATCATGCCTCCTGCTTATCGCGCAGCTGCTGGTATTCACAGCTCTGCGGAATGGTCAGGTGGCATCCGATATTCATCGCCCAGGCTTCGACTTTGCAAAGGAAGATGTACATCTCGCCGGTTTCCAGATCGGATGTATGGCGGAGGGATTGGACAGTGGTAACCTCACCTGACACGACGTCTACCCGGTCTTTGCTTTCGTAACCGAGATAGGTATGCTTCATCGCATCTTTGACCCACTCAGGCGTAGCGAAGGTCTTACCGCGGGCGATGAGGTACTCGCTAATTTCTGTGTACCACAAGTGGCTGAGTGCGTTCTGCGACAGGCTGCGCTTATCGCGCCACGGTTTAACCTGCAGGCGGAAGCATTGCCCGGCATCCAGCAATGGCTGAATCTGCTGACCTATGGCCGCGAAGTTGCCGCGATGGAGTTTGATGCCGTCTACTGGCAGGGTCATACGGCCTCCTTAACGGAAACCGCAGAATGCAGGAAATCGCAGGTGCATTTCTGCATCTGTGACAAAGTGAGGAGTTCAGATTGTGGTCGCATTTAAGTCCCCTTAAATGCGCAGAAGTCACCGGAGTTGTTCAGGCTCCGATGACATGATTATGGCGGGTTGATTATGGAAAATCAATTGTGCTGAGTTTAATCAGCAAGATCCTCATCTGTTACAACCATGAAGTTAAAGAATGAAATAGCCTCTATCCATTGCGCGTAAATATCGCTGTTCATGCTGCTGGGTTCCTCTCCACGGAAGAAAGCATCCGGTCCAACTTGATAGTTGAGCTCTTCAAAGAGCTCCATATTCAATTGGCTTAAGAAGAATTGTTTTAGCTCTCTGATATCAAGCTTGTCATCATTTCCGGTATGATCTTTTATGCTCTCCATTGCCAGGTTCAGGCATCGAACTATATTAGCAGCGTCATAGAAAGCCCACTCTGCACCTTTCTTGCCCTTAGAGTAAGAATTAGCTTTTTCGGCAGTGGATTTTAATAGTTCGTATAGGCTCATCCGGCTCTGAATTTTTAGTGCTTTTGCCGCTGTCTGCCTGCTCGCAATGGCAGCCCAGGCAGAGGCGATGGCGGCGGTGACTGAAAAGCAGGAAAGTATCACCTCTGAATGTTGTTTTATAAATTCGAATAACATTATTAACACTCGAAAGCTGAGCTCCGCCATGAAAACGACGGAGTTAAGCTTAATTATTGACTAACGATGACCACAAAATACAAGATTTCGATATTGGCGTCGAATGGGTTAGGCATCACTGCCACCATCTTCGTAGATGTAATCACATACCACAGACATCCTCACTCTCTGCTTCTCTCCAGGATAATTGCCTGCAGGCAGATTGACTCTGCCGTACACCGTGCTAAGCCAAAGAGGGCCAAGCGTATATTTTATCGCTATGACCTTATCCCAGTCTTTGGGAGGGAGTTTTTTGGAATAAGAATGCATATTCGCAATTTCGACAAGAGCGCTAGCCAGTAGCTCATGTGTAAAAAGTAATGTGCCGTCATGAGATACCTGGCGAATAACCTGGTAATGGCTTTCTGACTTTCTCAGGTTCGGGTCGTAAGCGATATGATTAAGTTCAACACCAAATTGGTCGCGAACAACATCGACAGGGTTAAGCTTTATACGTCTAAATCCGGCCATCACTTCACCTCCTGCTGCGGCGCTGCTGGATATATTTTTTTCATCCAGTGGCTGACATCATTCAACTTGCATTGATATTCATCGTCAGCAAACTCCTCCCCATCCCACTGAATTCCATCGCGAACTCCTTGGGATAGAGAAAATACCCATATGTCAAAATCGTATTCATCCGGCATCCGCTCACTGCAAGCCACCCAACCATCTGGAGAGTTGCCATCGGCACCCTGAAGCATGGCGGCGCGGCGCTCCCAATCAGATATTGCGGCTGAATGCTCCATCGAATCGTCGTTCCACTCCGCATGTGCGCACTCGTCTGCGTCTTCTGCGGCCTTCTTCGCGATTGCTAAAAGCTCAGATATGAGCGAATCAGATGCCGGTACTGGAGTGGCAGTGTAGAGAATTCGCCGGCAGTCTTCAGGAACGCCATTGAAATAGTCTTTGTTGCAGTCCAGCCATTCCGTATAGCCCTCTTCATACGGATTGTTGTAGATGAACTGATAAACAGCCTCCGCTTCGAGCGATGCCAGCAAACGACGCATACCAGCGATAGCCATATCGATGTAGACAGACTGAATGCCACTATTGGCTAAATGCTCAAGCCCTTCGATAGTGTCCGTGATGGACTCTTTGGTAATAGTGCTCATGATGCCTCTCCTTTACCGGCTGCGGCGCCATTCAACGCCGCGTCTACTTCATCACGCATGTAAATTCCAATTTTCTCTCCCGCAATGGTGATGTGACCCGGCCTTAGCTCTCGCAATGCGCCAGTAATGCACTCCAGTTCTGACGCACGCTTCTCTGCTGCCTCAGCGCGCTTCTCTGCAGCAATTCGATGCTCAAGCCCTTGCCCCTGGCAAATATCAATCAGGCGTTGTTTCTCCATAAGTTCTGCGTTGAGTTTGTCTTTGGCTTCCAACTCATCCAGCAGCGCTTCAACTACCTCCAAGCCAAAGCTTCGCTGCGTCTCCTGAATTGCCTTTAGGCGCGCAAGTCTATGGTCTGGGCTAACGCTAAAACCAGGCATCGATTTACGGATGGCGATATCGGCGCGTATCTGCTGTTTGTCGATGTAGCTCATTGGGTGTCCTCCTTCACTTCTTTATCGCCATTTACCCATCCCTCCTGGAAATCAACATCACCAGCGGAGACGCATCTTGCTGAGTGTTCAACATCGCTCCAGTTCATGTTGTTCGCTGCCCAGTCTTCGATTTCAAAATCATCAGAACGGAATAGCGGAAGCGTGTCTTCTGCCAAACTGCGGTATAAATCACCGCCAAACTCTTTGGCGTAATACTCAGCTCGGTGCGTGGCAATCAACTGGACTGGCACCGCCCAAACGCTGCTGTCAGGCATCGTTATGTGAAGCTCTTTGTCGATTATTCTGCTCATGACTGCACTCCTTTGCGAAGCTGGGCGATAATTTCATTTAGCTCATCATCAATTCCGTCAAGATGTGGATGTACGATAGACTCTTCGTACTCACGGCTTTCTTGCAAGCCGCCAGCGCAGATGTTGTCGTAGCACTGCTTAACGATATCTACTGCCATCTCCACACCCTGCGCCCGCACTTCAGCCAGGAAAGACTTGTACGCAGGAATCTGCATCACAGCCAGTGACCTAATCATCTTCTGCACTTCCGGCGGGCACCGCTCATAGTGCTCGTCTGTGATGAACACTGCCTCGTTGTGGATTGCTTCGACTGCACGCAACTCCGCAGCCAGCGCAGCGCATCTGGATTCACCTTCAGCCACGCCAGCCTGATACGCTTCGAACATGTGCTGCGTCTTCTCGCACACAAAGCTTCTGTCGTCTTCCATCGCTGGCGAGCAGCCGTTGTTGTGCTTGGTAAACCACTCGATAAATTTCTGTTTCATACCCCTACCCTCCCCCAAACCATCAATACTCGCTTCATAGCCGGGCTATTCAGGCACTCCTGGCAGATCACGTTCGTGTCCGTCCGCTGAATTAACTTCGACTTACCCTGCTTCATGCCCGGTATCGTGTCAGGGGCGAATCGCATGCCGTAACTGGTTAAGCTGTACAGGCGCTGGCCGTATTTTCCTTCGCAGCTGATCAGGCCGTCGGTCAGCAGCGTGCTAACCGTCCCGGATATCTTTTTGGTGTCCATGCCGATAAGTCCTGCCAGTTTGGCGTTGTTCAGTCCTGGGTTATTGCGCAGGGCTGCCAGCACCTGCTCACGAATTGTTATGGTCATTGGATAAGCCCTCTCTCTTTCCCGCGCTGATACTCTTCCCAGAGCCATTGAGCCGGAGTCAGAGCGCCGAGTGTCGCTGCGTTAGGCATGCACCCAAAGCTTTTCCCTTCCGGGTGATAACCGGCCTGACGGCTCACGTGATTTGTAGGAATTACTTCATCTGAGTTTTCAAGCGCCAGTACCGGAGACGGTATTTTTTCCCCACCCGCAACTTTCAGCGCCCATTCTTCAAGTTTTTTAGAAGCGTATTTCTCGGTTTCTGCTTCACTCAGCTGGCGCTGGTACATCGCCCTACGCGTGTCCGTTACAATCCAGTACATGACGTCATGGGACCATGGGAAAGCCTCTGCTCCACCGGTATGCAGGCCTTTTTCGCGGCTATACCGATGGAACTCAGCCATTACATCAGCGAGGCCAATACCAAGCACCGTGCCGCTGTCCTTGCACCATTTGATGAATTGTCCCGGTGAAGGCCAGAAAGGTGATTCACTGGCGCGCGCATGCCGGACTCCTGCAGAAAGTTGTTCACGGGTACGGATCCCATTTTCTGAAAACGCTGCGGTCCACTGACGCTTTGCCGTTTTCTCGTCTGCATCCGTTTTCAGGTTTGTCTGCGTAGAAGCAGGAAAAATCTGCTTCAACTGCCGAAAAAGGGAATCAACGAGCCCCTCAGCTTCAGGATTAATGACCTTTTGCTGGTCTGCGCTTCCGTTCGCCATCCTGGAGAGCAGCGCCCCATCGCGGACGTTAACGGCTTGCATAATCTGATTGTTCACAGGAATTCCTCCCATCCCTCACGACTGTTCCAGTGAGGTGTTTCCTGCTCGACGCGTCCACGCTTAGCCAGCGGGTTAACCCGGGCGTTTCGAATCCAGACTCTGAAGGCCGAATTCCAGTCGATCAGCAGCGTGCCGCGGGAAAGGTGATAGTCCCGGAAGTTCAGCAACTCAGTTTCAATGCTCACCCCCTTCTCGGCAGCCATGGCAATGTGATCTGCTGATGGCTTAAACAGGGCCGGGAATGGAATCTCCCCGTTTGGTGAAATCCCGATCCGCCGCTTAGCGGCTTCACTCATAAAACCTTCGCGCCCAGAGAGAGAGTTAGGTTCAGTGACTGGTTCAAAAGAGTGACTGGTTCTGGTGCCATCTGGTGGCACAGGGGGTGTGCCATCTGGTGGCATAGGGTGTGCTTCGTCGTGGCATACCCCTGTGCCATTTAATTGCACAGGGGTGGCATCTAACTTCAGGTAATACACATTTGAAGTGTTACCTTTCCCGTTGTTGACGCCAACGCGATTCTCGCGCTTGATCAGCCCCATTTCTTCAAGCGCATCAATATGGTTACGAACAGCCGTCCGGCTGCATTCGCATTGGTCGGCGATATGTTGATACGAAGGCCAGCATTCGCCCTTGTCATTGGCGTTATCAGCCAGCTTAATCAGGACGAGCTTACGCAGTGAGTTTCCCACTTTGACCCCCATTGCTTTCGCCATAAGTGACATGCTCACGTGCTACCTCCGGTTTGTTTACTCTCTTCGATTTACTTGGCATAATTGCCTCGCAATTGACTGACGTTTATTGCACCTGAAAGCCGTTGGTGTTACAGCACCGCGGCTTTCGCCATTTCTGTAGTTCTCACATGACCCCCAACATCGAAGTGACCATCGTCATCAGCGGCCCTACCTGCTCCGGCATGAGGCGGAACAGCGACGCTATACCCTCGCTTACCTCTTTCAGCTTCTGATGCTCTGGAGCGTCCAGCAGCACAGCCTGTTTAGCTTCGGCACACTCTTTCATCGCAGAAGCGATCAGCGACATCGTGTCGTTCTGTGGCGCCAGGCGGTTGCGGTACTCCAGCGGTAACACGGACATAATTGCCGGAGCCAGCTGGCGAATGTTGTTGGCGGCGTATTCGGTGTCGCCATCGATCCAGCGAAACACTTTCTGCATCTGGCGATGCGAGTCAGTCGGGATATCAAGCCCGGCGCCGCCGGTTGACCGCCACTCTTCAACAATCAGCGCAGCGACAAATTCACGGCTGCGACAATCAGCTGCCCAGGCGCGAACAGCTGCGCGGATCCCATCGATGTTTAACGCCTTGGAATCAGGTTCCCGGCGATTCTGGTAAATCATCGCCGTTGGCGAAAATTTGTTACCTTGTTGATACGCAAGTGAATGCATTGCTTTCCCTTTCGTGGTTAGGGCCGCCGGTCAGGCGGCGTTGTTGTCGGCCGGTGACGGGAACAGTGTCGGTAAGTCAGGGCGAATCTGGTATGCCTGAATCTCGCCACCAGTAGCTTTTACGATGCTGTTCACATGCTCCGGAGAAACCTTTGCTTTGTTGTGTAGCCACTTGTAAACCGCCTGCTGCGACACTGCGCACGCTTCACCCAGGGCTTTTTGAGAGCCGACGATGGTGATAGCGGTTTTAATGGTTGGGTTCATAACAACCTCCGTAGTGAATATGAATGAAGAATAAAACTATGGTTGTATTTAGTCAACAACCATTTTCGTTTGATGGAATAAAACCATGGTTGTACATTGCGCGTATGAAAACGACACTCGCTGAAAGATTGAAGGAAGCCAGGACATTACGAGGCCTTACGCAAAAGGCTCTCGGGGATCTGGTCGGGGTAAGCCAGGCAGCTATCCAGAAAATAGAGACAGGAAAAGCCAACCAAACAACGAAGCTGGTTGAGCTGGCAAATGCGTTAAAGGTAAAGCCTGAATGGTTGAGCTCCGGGGAAGGCGCTATGCTTCTCACTGGGCAGGATGAAGCCATCCCACCGTCTGATCAGTGGGGTACCGTTGAGCCTTGGGATAATTCAACCCCATTACCTGATGACGAGGTAGAAGTGCCATTTCTAAAGGATATTGAGCTGGCCTGCGGCGATGGGACGTTCCCTCGCGAAGATTACAATGGCTATAAACTCCGCTTCTCAAAAGCGACTCTACGCCGAGTTAATGCCCACAGAGAAAGTGTTATCTGCTTCCCTGCACATGGGAATAGCATGGAGCCAGTTATTCCGGAAGGAACGACTGTCGCTATCAATATTAACGACAAAAAGATCGTGGACGGAAAGGTTTACGCCATCAGCCAGGATGGATGGAATCGCTTAAAAATACTTTACCGTGTGGGCCCGAACAGGCTGAGCATTCGCAGCTTTAATCATGTCGAGCACCCAGACGAAGAAGCGGACCTTGATAGCGTCCAGATAATCGGAAGAATGTTTTGGACATCAACAATATGGTAGGGAGGCAACTATGAAAAAATTCTTATGGGCAGTATTATTTCTGACACCTCTGGCGGCCAATGCGGAAGAGTCGGCTCTCGATCAGCTAAAGCAATCACCAGCTGCAATCTGTAAAGACCACGCACAACCAGATCAGTGCAAGGTAGCAGTCCAGGCTACGATGCTGGCGGTTTATAACATCACTTCGCTTGATGCTGGATGCGAGAGTAGTTCTGACGAAGTTAAAGCAAAAATGAACAATGAGCTGAAAGCGCAGTGCGCGGCAGCCAAAGAGATCTCCGATTACCTGAAAAGCCAAAACAGATAAATACTCCCCACCCATGAAACCTCGCTCCGGCGGGGTTTTTTATTGCCCAAACCCCACCACCAAATATTTCTTAAAAATAAATTCCTTTCAAATACAACCAAATAAAACCAATACAACCATTAATACAACTATTGTTGTTGACGATAAAACAACTATGGTTTTTAATGAGTCCATCGAAACGAAACATCGACAGCTGAGCGAAGTTAGCCATCGGCGGACAGCAAGTCGCCTGCTCATTAACAACATGCAGATTTACAGCGTCAATGACCTGTTAAGACCCCTACACGTAAACGTGCTGTATCACCGGGTGCGATCCGGTCGGTGAGAGAGTATCCCCGCGCGAGAGCGAGAACGGCGTGAGAACGGGCAACACTGACAGGGAGTTGGCGCTGACCAATACAGGGAATGTTTTGGGGTGAGTTTTAGGATGACGCGAAGGCGGCCGGATACTCCCACATAGTGGCAGTCGTAATGCCGGCAACTCACCACCAAAGCATTTCTCCCGCATCTGCGGGTACCGACAGAGGGTAAGGCGATGAGTTATCAGAAAAATTTACAGTCACAAATACTTAGCACTCAAACGGTAATCGAGAAATGTGAACAAGAATTATCGAAGAGGTCACTGGAGCAACACATCAGGTCGGCGTGGGAAGCTGTGTTTTGCGAAGCGAGAGAGAATTTGGACAGACTTCAGCACACAGCAGGAATGAAATGTTTTGCCAACCAAGCCGCCTAACCAGCGGCTTTTTTCATACCTCAGTCACTTCACCGAGGCGACTAAGTTATGACAACCGGCGGCCATCCACCGCCCATTGAAACACTGAATAAATGCGTTGAAGTCTTGTATTAACCGTTCCGTTCGCCGCGATAAGGCCAAGAGGATTTATGAGCAATCCAATCACAGTAGGTTTTTCAGGCCTGACGAAGCGAATTTTCGCGGGTCGATCAAAGCCAAGCAAATTGGCGCCCGGCGTTCGTGAGTTCACCGGTGAGAAATTTGATGTCACAGACGAGGCGCTATTTGCAGTGGCCCATCTTCTTGCAGTTCGTGATGACATCCTGATATTCCCGACAGCTGATGGGAAAGAAATTCACCTCCGCGCCGACATCAAAGAAAAGCGGGAGGCATCATGACAGTAACCCACAACGGCAAGCAGTACTCCGCCAAAAAGCTCAACGATAAAGAGTGGCAGCTGACGTCCGTATCGAACCCACGTGAAAAGCTGACGCTTAACCGCTGGCAAATGCATGTTGCTGGCCTCCTGAAACAGGTTGAGGTGAAGGTATGATTGGAATGCACTACGGCACCGCATCAGTGCCACGTGGCGAGGTTTTACCGGGCACAATGCTGCAACACCACGGTAAAACTTATCGCGCCTCTGCGAACGTTGAGAAAGGCCTGTACGCCTTCAACATCTTCGAAAAAACCATCATCAAAAGTGATTCCGTCGTTGTGCTGCTGAATGAGCGCGGCGAGCCGATGGTTCACTGAGGCCGCTGATATGGAAATCAAAACTCCAGCAAATCCAAGCAAAAAGGCGACGGCCAGGGTAAAGAATCCTCTTCCAGTGCCAACAAATTGTCATCTGTGCTCTGGTTCAGTGCGGATCGGGACTCATGGAGAAGTCTACGGACGCGACTTTAGTGACTGGCCGTATGTATATCTTTGCGAGTGCTGCGGTGCATACGTCGGCCTTCATCCTTTCACAGCGATCCCGCTTGGGACTCTGGCAGACAAGCCCACCCGCGACGCGCGCAAGAGATGCAAGTTGCCATTTGAGCGCATCTGGAAGTCGGGCGCCATGACGCGAACTGAAGCTTATCAATGGCTGGCCGGCAAGATGGGTATACCTGTTCACGAATGCCACTTCGGCTGGTTCACCGTAGAGCAGTGCCAGACTGCATTGCATCACTGTAACGACTGGCTAAACCGCTAACCATCCTATTCAACCGATCGGCCTGGCTTTCTGCGGGCGGGATCTTCACATCCAAATTTCAGGAGAAACCATGAGCGAAGTAACGGACTTAGTCGTCATTGAAATCAAGCCAGAACAGGCACCGGTGCTATATGTGGCGGGCGGCCTTGACGCTTATCTCGAGCAAATCCGCCAGGCAGTAAACGAAGTGCCGGACCTGTCCACGAAGAAAGGCCGCGACCGTGTTGCCTCTCTGGCGGCGCAGGTTTCCCGCAGCAAGACAGCAATCGAAAAGCCGGGACGTGAGTACCTGAAGCGCCTGAAAGAGGCTGTGCGCCCCGCGGAGGCAGAAATTAAGCGTTTCGTTGATGCCTGCGACGAGCTACGTGATGCCACCCGCCGACCGCTAACCGAATGGGAAGCCGAGCAGGAACGCATCAAGGCTGAAGAAGCCATGAACGCGCTGCACGCCGAAGCGCTGGTGATGAATGAGAGCATCGATTTGCAGCGGGCTATTCAGTTCGAAGCAGATCACGAAATGGCTCTGCTGATGAATGACAAGTTTGACCGTGACCGCGAAGAGCAGCGCCGCCAGGAGGAACAGGTTCAACGTGAGCACGAAGAACGTATCAAGCAGGAAGCCGCTGACAAAGCAAAGCGAGAAGCCGAAGAGAAGCATAAAGCAGATCTGGCAGCTGCAGCACGTCGCGAAGCTGATGAGAAAGCTCGTGCTGATGCCGCCGAGCGTAAGCGAAAAGAAGACGCTGACCGTGCAGAACGTGAGAAGCAGGACGCAATCGCAGAAGAAAAACGCAAAGCGCAGGAAGAAGCAGATCGCATCAAGCGTGAAGCAGAAGCGAAAGAGAAAGCCCGTCTGGCCGAAGAGCAGCGCAAAGCCTACGAACAGGCAAAGCGCGAAGCTGATGTGAAGCACCGCAAGACGGTCGGCACCAACATCGTTAACGCGCTCACCAGCAACACCAGCTTAACCCGTGAACAGGCTATCGAAGTTCTTACCGCTCTAAAAGATGACCTGATCCCCTGCGCGAAAATTCATTACTGAGGCAACCATGAACGCATACCTCACTTACGACCGCATCGAAGATCGGCGCTGGGTTGAGCAGCAGCTCTCCGACGAGAAAGAGAAGTGGATCGACGACCGGGCGAAAGAACTGATCGCCATGTTCCCGAAAGACCCACTTTCAATGCGCTCTCTCTTCCTTCCAGGAGCAGCCACTCTGGCGCTAACCGGTGATAAGGCACTTGAGCATTACAACGACTATATCACTCGACTTTGCTACGACCGTGCAGAAGAAGAGTGGGATCGCCTTCATCCATCCTGCCCGTTTTAATTTTTGAGGGATATAACAATGAGTACTGCACTTTCCACCATGGCCGGGAAACTGGCCGCACGCCTCGGCATGGATGCCGGTACAGACCTGATGAATACGCTGAAGAATACAGCTTTCAAAGGTGGCAACGTCACGGACGAGCAGTTTACAGCCCTACTGATCGTCGCCAACCAGTATGGCCTGAACCCATGGACCAAAGAGATTTACGCATTCCCCGATAAAGGCGGGATTGTACCGGTCGTCGGCGTTGATGGATGGGCTCGCATTATCAACGAACATCCTCAGTTTGACGGCATGGAGTTCTCTTACGACAAAGAGGAAGGCGCGTGCACCTGCAAGATATACCGCAAAGACCGTAAGCACCCGACCATCGTCACCGAGTACATGGGAGAGTGTAAACGCAATACTCAACCCTGGCAGTCCCACCCTACCCGCATGCTTCGCCACAAGACGCTTATCCAATGCGCACGCCTGGCCTTTGGTTTCGCTGGCATCTTCGACCAGGACGAGGCCGAACGAGTTATTGAAGGAACAACGGCAGAGGTTCATGCGGGCCATGAATCAGATAGCCGTCGCCCGGATCTGATTGCAAAAGGTGAGTCTGCCGCACGCCTTGGAACCGTGAAGTATCAAGAGTTCTGGGTGGCGCTGAGCGCTGAAGAGAAGCAGGTGATCGGCGCAGTAGAGAAGCGACGCATGTATGACATGAGTCTTGCTGTAGACAACGCCGAACCTGTCAATGTCGCAGAGACGGAGGCTGAATGATGGAGCAACGCACCCCTGAATGGTTTGCTGCGCGCTGCGGCAAGGTTACAGCGAGTCGCCTCGCTGATGTCATGGCCCGGACTAAGTCTGGCTACTCCACCAGCCGCCAGAACTACATGGCCGAGCTGATTTGCCAACGGCTGACCGGGAAGCTTGAGGAAGGGTTTTCGAATGCCGCGATGATGCGCGGAACTGAACTTGAGCCAGTGGCGCGCGAAATGTACGCGCTGAATGAGTTCGATGCGGAAATCACTGAAGTTGGACTCATCGATCACCCAACCATACCCGGATTCGCAGCCAGCCCGGACGGACTTGTTAACGACGACGGGCTTATCGAAATCAAATGCCCCAATACCTGGACCCATATCGAAACACTGAAAACTGGTGAGCCAAAGCGCCAGTACATGCTGCAAATGCATGCGCAGATGATGTGCACCGGGCGGAAATGGTGTGATTTCGTTAGTTTCGATGATCGCCTGCCGCCTGACCTCGCCTATTTCAAAAAGCGTATTCATTTCGATGAAGAGCTGGCGCGCGAAATCGAATCTGAGGTTAAGAGCTTCCTTGCAGATATGGAATCGGAAATTCTGAAAATCACAGAGCGTGCAGCATGAAACGCACACCATTTTACCGCAGGCCTGGGCGAACCGGGCAATTCTCCGGCCTCCGTGAGCGCGTTATCTGGATGATTCAGACGCGCGGCCGCCCGGTCACCGGCAGCGAAATCGCTGAGAAGTTTGGCGTAACGCTCATTGAGTTTAACCGGGTCGCCAACGGGATCACCCGCGGCTCCGGACAGATAGCGCAGATCGTTGAGTCGGAAAAATGGCTGAACGAGGACGGTATTTGCGACCGGACATTCGACCTGGTAACAAAGCCAAAGGTCGTAACGCCGCAGGGCAAATCACGACTATTCACCCGGCGCGCCATAGAGCAATCGCAGGAAGGCAGACGGCAGGAATGCATAGCGCGAGCGCGTGCCGCCATACGTCGCCGACTGATTGCTCAGGGCCTCTACATCGACGAAATGGAGTCCATCCTATGACTCACGCTCACGACGATATAAAGGTAGGCACACTGTGCCTTCCCTTCATTGGTAACGGCTGGCTAATGCCATGGGGTGAAGTGGTCAGCAATCCATTAAAGGCGCAGCGGCTTGCTGAGGAATATCGGGAAAGGCAGGAGGCGGCATGACCTATCAACTCCACGTCGGGCGCTGCGAGGACGTTCTGAAAACGCTGCCGGACAACTCCGTTGACGCTATCGTGACGGATCCACCGTATGGGCTCAGCTTCATGAACCACAAATGGGATTACGACGTCCCGACAGTTGAGCAGTGGGAGGAATGCCTGCGCGTTCTCAAACCTGGCGGCCATCTTCTAGCGTTCGGCGGCTCACGAACCTATCACCGCCTTGTCGTTAACGTTGAGGATGCCGGCTTCGAAATCCGCGACCAAATCCTCTGGATTTACGGCAGCGGCTTCCCAAAGTCGCATAACCTCGATGGTGATTTTGATGGTTGGGGAACTGCTCTAAAGCCTGCCCACGAACCGATCGTCATGGCTCGTAAGCCATTCAAAAACACGGTTTCGGCGAACATGGCTGAGCACGGTACCGGGGCGATCAATATCAATGCCTGCCGCATCCCTACCCACGAGGCGCTAAATGGCGGTGCTGGCGGTCTGCTTTCACACCGGCGTGATGGTACCGAACCTGTTGCTGATTACGAGCAGGCACCAGAGGGGCGCTGGCCGGCAAACATAATTCACGATGGAAGCGATGCTGTAGTGTCAGCGTTTCCGGATGCGAAAGGCCAGCAAGGAGCGCTTACCGGCAATGAGCCAAGCTCGAAAATGGGTGCGGCGAATTGCTATGGGCAAATGGACCGGCGGCACGAATCAACTCCACGCATCGATAGCAGCAAGAGCGCAGCCCGTTTCTTCTACTGCGCCAAGGTCAAACCGAAAGAGCGCGATGAAGGCCTCGAGAAATTCATTGCTACATCAGCCAGCGACATGACCGGCGGCCGCAAAGAAGGAAGCGTCGGCATTAACGATCCGCGCGCTGGTGCCGGGCGTACAAGTGGCGCGAAGAACAACCACCCAACCGTTAAGCCGATCGCTCTGATGAGTTATCTCTGCAGGCTGATTACTCCGCCTGGCGGTACCGTGCTTGATCCGTGGATGGGGAGCGGTAGCACTGGCCGGGCAGCTATCGAGGAAGGATTTAACTTCATCGGCATCGACCTGAACCCGGATTACGTAACCATCGCTTCTGCTCGAATTGCTCACTCCTTCAAAAAGACGACGGAGGCCGCATGACGCCAGCAGCTTATTACAACGAAATCGACCCGTTCGCTGCGCAGTGGCTGCGTAACCTGATCGCCGGCGGTCATATCGCGCCTGGCGAAGTTGATGAAAGGAGTATTGAAGATGTCACACCTGACGATCTGCGAGGATTCACGCAGTGCCACTTCTTCGCCGGAATTGGCGTCTGGTCCCATTCCCTCCGCCTCGCCGGATGGCCTGACGATAAGCCCGTCTGGACCGGTTCCTGCCCGTGCCAGCCTTTCAGCGCGGCAGGCAAAGGAGATGGGTTTGCTGACGAGCGGCACCTATGGCCCCACTTCTTCCACCTCATCAGCGAGCGCAGACCTGAGCATGTCTTTGGCGAACAGGTTGCAGCTGGTAACGCAAACGCATGGTTCGACCTTGTACAAGCTGACCTGGAAGGAATGGGATACGCCTTCGGGCTTGTGCCGTTTGCGGCAGCGGGCGTCGGTGCGCCGCACATCAGAGAGCGGGCCTACTGGGTGGCCAACACCAACAGCATCATCAGTGACCGGCGCGGGAACGTCCGGGAGACTGGGAGGGATGAATATTCTAACAGCTGTGACTCTGGCCGGATGGCAAACACCGGTGGCGAACGACTCAACCGGGTCGACTCATTGCTACAGCGGGAAGAATCAGGACGGATCACCAAAAGTATGCTTGAAGTTTCCGGACACGGTGTTACTGGCGGGATGGGTTACGCCGACAACTCGCGACTGGAAAGACACATCAGGGATGACAGCGCAGCGGGAAGGGAAAGAGCGACTGGATCAGTTACCTCGCCAGGCATTCATGACAGGCTGGCCCACGCCGACGACGAACAACACTCGATCGCCATCAGTGGATGCGGCAATGAACATGTTTCGACAGGACGGCAGCAAGACCCAGCAGCGCCTGCAGGACTTCGCAGGGATTACCGGGCCCTTGAGGTTAACGGTTTTTGGCGAGATGCGGACTGGCTCTTTTGTCGAGATGAAAAATGGCGTCCAGTTGAACCCGGCACATTCCCGCTGGTTGATGGGGCTGCCGCGCGCCTGGGACGAGTCGAGCCCGGGGTGGCAAGAGTGGCAAGCAGCAACCGCGTCGGCCGACTCAAAGGTTACGGCAACGCCATAAACGCACAGGCTGCGGCTGAATTCATCCGGGCCTACATGGAGGGGTTATGAAGCCTGAAACAGACAACGCCATCCGCGCCGCCTGCCGCCGCTGTACCGAAGAAATACAGCAGGCCATGCGCAAGAAGCCAAAGCCTAACTGGAACGAAACGGTAACCCCCATCATCAACAAGCATCACAAGAAAATTGAAGCTCTGGGAGTTAGCCTCCTGGAGTTCGTCGTCAAAACTGGCCGCCTTAACGGGCGGTTTGGAGCCGAACAATGAATATGAAAACTGGAAAAATCGTGATGATGGACAGCGATGAAGCGGCCAGCATCCAGACTGTAACTGGTTGGGTAGACCGCCAAGGTCGTTTCTGGGGCGGTGACGAGCACCAAGCGCGTTGGTGCGGTGCCACTCATCGCAAGTGCAAAAAAAAACCTGACGAGCACCCTATTCATAGCACTCAGGGCTATTGCGAAGAATGCCACCGCGAAAGCCGCCAGGCGAAGTTCGCTACCTTTGAGCGCGCGGTATGGGCCGGAGAGCCGCTCGTTATCTTTGATGATGACCATTACTTTTTCGATGCTGAATCGCTGGTCGACTATTGCTATGAGCACTCCCTGCTGCCGAGTGAGTTGCAGTTAATGATCTGCGAGCCTAACTACCCGCCTGAATTCGACCTGGAGCAGCACTGTGAAGAGATCATGCCTGATGGCGATGACTATCACTGCTTGCCGCAAGCTGTGCGTGATGCTGCTGAGGCGCTGAATAAGGCCCTGAAGGAAAGTGCTCCAGTATCGTGGAGCGCCAGCAATCGCGTGGCGATCGTCTCTGACGACATGCTCAACGACGAGCAGAAGGCCGAAATAATGGCGGAGCGCGCCGCATGAAGGCTCTAATCTCCAGGTCGCTATCGCGACCTTTTTTATTGCTGGCGTTCACCTTCAACCGAATTAACCGACAGTTCCGGGAGCATTGACCATGGACATCATCGACACCGCAGCAGAGATTGAAGAGCTTCAGCGTAACGCTGCCCTTTCCGCTCACCGGATAAACCGCAACGCCGTATCAGCTGAACATTGCGTCGATTGCGGCGAAGACATCCCGGCGCCGCGGCGCGCTGCCGTTCCCGGCTGCCAGACATGCGCTGAGTGCCAGGGTGTTATCGAACTAAGGAATAAGCAGAGGGGGATCCAGTGAAAGAGCGCGGAATGATTTTTAATGGCGAGATGGTTCGCGCCATTCTCGACGGCGGCAAGACGCAGACGCGGCGGCTAGTGAAGGTCCCACACATTGATAGAGATGCAATGTGCGAATTATCTGGCAATGAATTGGCTGGTGAGTTATCCGCGGGAAATTACAGAAATAGCCCACACGGTAAACCAGGTGATCGTATCTGGGTGCGGGAGACTTGGGCACGCTACAACATCGACCAGGATAGCCACGATATGGCTTACCGAGCTACGCCCCCTGCAGACTGGCCGGAAGAAGGAAGATGGCGTCCATCAATTCACATGCCGCGCTGGGCCAGTCGTCTAACTCTGGAGATTACCGACGTGCGGGTTGAAAAGCTGGATAAAATCAGTGAAGAGGATGCCATTGCTGAAGGTATGCAAGGTGTTATTTGTCCTTGCTGCAAAGACGATCCAGACTACTCAACGACTCAATATGACCCAGACACATTAGCCGCAGTTGATGAAATCCAGTGCCAGTCATGCTCCTCCAACAGGAGCAATTTTTTCTCTCTTTGGGATTCTATTTACGGGGAGGGAAACCACTGCATGGGCGATTGGGTATGGGTTATCGAATTTAAGGTGGCTCCTAATGTTCCAGCTAATTCAACGGGGTCAGATTTACGCTGACCATTCAGGTTGGCCCGTCATCATCCACAGCTGCACTTCTCAGATAGTCCGCTACTGGCGACAGGGCCGGATAAACACCGCTTCAATCGACCGATTCAACAATGACTTTGAGCACCTCGATCACCGTGAGGCGGCACAGATACGCGCCGAACTGGAGACGAGTGAGCACATTAAATCACTGCGTGCCCAGCGCGCGGCATGAGGAATCAATGAAGACCATTCAGGACATACGAACGCAGCTATCTACACTGGTCACCGAGGCGCACAAAGTAGCGTGTGCCCTCGACATTGGTGACGAGCGAACCGAGGCTTTCGAGCTATACGAAGCGCTTCGTCGGCTTCAGCGCCAGGGGGCTGCTGGAGAAATTCTCTCAGCAACTAACCCTCTTCTCGCCTCGCCATATTACGACGAGGACTGGGACGAAGACGAAGAAGACTGACGCAACTGATAGCCAGTTATGAGCTGGCTATTGGGTGCGAAAGCACTGCTCCGTTATCCCTTTTGCCCTCCGCTGTGAGGGCATTCTTTTTGGGAGTTCACCATGCAATCAAATCCCATGACCTGGCTCATCGCCGCACTTATGGCGCTGGGCGCTCTCATCTCATTTCTTCACGAACCGGAAGGTGTGCAATGGCTGCTTTTATTGTGGGAGCAATAGTCCAGAAGAAGACCGGCGGCATTAATGGCGTAGTGGATAGCCTTCAGGACCCGGACGGCGACCATCCGCAGTTCTGGGTGCGCTGGGACGACCGAAATTACTCAGTGCATCCGGAAAACGAATTACGCGCGGCCACGCCAGACGGTCCGCAGTTTTATAAAACGATGTCATAGGAGCGATCATGAGCGAAATCATTCAAATCGTGCCCAGCGAGTGGGTGACAGAAGACCTGCTTGTGAAAATGACAGGGCTTCGCCCGGGAACGATAGCGCGGGCCCGCAAGAAAAGCTGGCTGTGTGGAAGGGAGTACGTCCACATGTCGCCTGACAGCATCCCAAAAGAAAATAGCGAGTGCTTGTATAACCACAAAGCCATCGATCAGTGGGTTGAAAGCCTCAAAAAGAAACAGCCAGGTGCACGCCAATGAGGATACGTTTATGCTTATCGGGCTCTTGGACGTCAGGAGGGAATAATGGCTAAGTCAGCATACCCAACAGGCGTGGAGAACCACGGCGGAACACTCCGCATATGGTTCCTCTATAAAGGTAGCCGGGTGCGTGAAAGCCTCGGCGTGCCGGATACACCAAAAAACAGGAAGGTCGCTGGCGAGCTGCGCGCGTCGGTGTGCTTTTCGATAAAGACCGGCAACTTCAACTATGCCGCACAGTTCCCGGACTCGCCGAACCTGAAAAGGTTTGGGGTGGAGAGTAAGGAAATCACCGTGCTGGAGCTGGCGAATAAGTGGCTGGAACTGAAACGCATGGAGATCAGCACCAACGCAATGTCACGCTATGCGTCTATAGCGCGCAACATGGTGCCCAGGATTGGCGGGGACAGGCTTGTATCTGCGGTAACGCAGGAAGATCTGCTGTTTATCAGAAAGGAATTGCTGACCGGTTATCATACCCTGAAAGCTGGGCAGAAAACGCCGGTTAAAGGCCGCTCGGTCAGAACGGTCAACAACTACATGAAGATAATGGGCGGGATGTTTAAGTTTGCTGCTGACAGTGGGTATGTCAGGGTGAACCCGTTCACCGGAATCGCCATGCTTAAGCGGTCGCGCTGCGAACCTGACCCGCTGACGCGTGAGGAGTTTGTCAGGATGATTAACGCCTGCGCTCACCAGCAGCTGAAAAACATGTGGTCGCTGGCCGTGTACACCGGAGTGCGCCACGGCGAACTCGTGTCGCTGGCCTGGGAAGATATCGACCTGAAAGCGGGTACGATGATGATCCGCCGGAACCATACGTTAACGAAGGAGTTCACCCTTCCGAAAACGGAGGCCGGGACGGACCGCATCATCAACCTCATTCAGCCGGCGATCGACGTGCTGAAGGGTCAGGCTGAATTAACACGCCTGGGTAAGCAGTATCAGGTTGAGGTGAAGCTGCGAGAGTATGGCCGTACCGATGTGCATCCGTGCACGTTCGTGTTCAACCCGCAGATCGCATCACGTAATGGCCGTGCCGGGCATCATTACGCAGTGGGGTCCATTAACCAGTCGTGGGAAGCGGCAATGCGACGCGCCGGGATTCGCTATCGCAGAGCATACCAGTCCCGACACACGTATGCATGCTGGTCGTTAGCTGCCGGTGCTAACCCGAACTTCATCGCGAAGCAAATGGGCCACACCGACGCGCAAATGGTTTACCGGGTATACGGATCCTGGATGGCTGAAAATAACCAGGACCAGGTACTCATCCTCAACCAGAAATTGAGTGAGTTTGCCCCATCCATGCCCCACGCCGTGGGATCGGATGGTTATTAATTATAAATATCATTAGGTTAGGCAACCTAAACCTGCATGCCCATCACTTCCTGATAAGCAGACACAAGCTTGTTACGCACCTGAATCCCCATCTGCAGGGAAACCGAGGCTTTTTGCAAATCGGTCATCACATCATTCAGTGCCACGCCCGGCTCGCCGAGGGCGAACTTCTCCGCCTGAGTACGTGCGGCGGTCTGGGTATCGCTGATACGGTCAAGCGCGGCGTGCAGTTGTCCTGCAAAACTGATGCTCGGTTGTTCTGCCACATTCTGATTACGGGCCGTCATCGCCGTTGCCTGCAACTGACTGATCACCCCTTCAATACCCTGTATAGCCAT